TTATGTGTAAGCGGCTGATGATGTGCTGGAATGCGTTTGTTTTGAGAAATATTCAATCGCATCCTGCTTTGTATAAAGGATAGTTCTTCCTTCTTTGCTGAATGGAATACCACCTCCAGTGCAGCGTTTAAGCTGGAACCATGGTAGAGACTTTTTATACACGATTGCCAATACTTCCGGGGTGAATGTTGCATCTTTAGGAGCGGCCCAATACTTGATTGCTTCCGCTGCCTTTTCCTCTGATGTCATTCGATCTAATATGGTTAACCGTACTTTACCTTTCTTTTCGATAGTAGCCATAAATAGTACCTCTTTAACAAATTACCTAAATGATTGATTTTGTATCGATAGCGGATTTCCGCTATCGATACCTTTATCAATGTTTTATACCTGTACGATCTTTTTCCATTTCAGTTGCTATAACTTCAACAACATCATTGAGAATTTTTCTGAAATGCTCAGGGCATACTGATTCAGAGAACTGAGTTATGCCCAAACCCATAATGTGATACACAAAATTGTTGGAATCCTTGGGGTCCACTTTTTTTAATTGCTCTGCTATAGGAGCAATTAACGTACTGAATATGTGGTTTGCAGCATCTTCAGGTGAACCTTCAAAGCTACCTGATACGTGTACTTCAGCAATCGGCTTTTCATTCATTTTCGTTTCCTTCTTCTTCACCAGGTAAATTTGGTTTGTACATCCAAAAATCTACGGAATCCTCGTCGAATAATTCATCACCAACATTGGCGTTAAAGAAATATTCGTAGTCTGTTTCGTCGTCCTCATCATCGTTGCAAAAACATCCGCAATCGCAGTTGCAATATGATTCTTTTTCGATTGGGCGAGCTATATACCAGCCATGGTAAATGCCACCCTTATGGCTGATTGAGAAAAAGACTTCTTTGGATTGAAGTGTATCTTCATTATTTTTAGAAATTGGCAATTCTGGTTTTTCACAAAAAGCATTTACCCACGGAGATACTGGAATTTCCTGATAGTCAAATGGCTTTGCCCACCATAAAAATGGCCCATCCTCAGTATCGTAAGCGCCAATTAAAAAATGTTGAGGGGTGGGCGGTAAAGGCTTCCAATTGGTCCAATTTGAGCAATCATCGCCTAATGTCTCAGTGAGATCATCATAGTCATATTCTTGGGTAATGACTTTGATGCCAGCATTGCGTTCTAAAATTGCCAATTCTTCTTTTGAATGGCCGCGTTCTTCACCATCGTTCCAACGTGGATCTACCAGGTGCAAATCAGGATGTGACCAATTAAAGATATTTCGTGGTAATGAAACGGGTTGTAATTGCTTAATCATTGGATTCACCCTTAACGTAGACGATTTTTGCGTTTAGCGAAGGTGCCACGGTTCCAACCGATTAATTCAGCAGCTTTCGTAGCATTACCGCGTGTGAGGACTAATGCTTTTGAGATAACAACATCTTGGACATGGTTTAATACTTCCTGAACTGCACTTGGACTTAAATCCAAGGCTTCATCAATATTAGACTCACGCAAAATTATATTGGTACCAGTGGCATCTCGTTTAGCGACTAACTCACCATACTTAATAGCTTTGGCAACTAGAAATTCGAGTTGTTCAGCTTCGTCATTTGTAAAACAATGATCAGAAATCATTTTGTTTTTTAGTTGGTCAAGCTCGTTATATAAAACATCGACTGCAGCTTGTATATCCGTAGGCATATTCATAATTAAGCAACCTCTGTTTTAGTTAAATGAACTTGAGCTTTCCCATCGACGTATTTCCATGTAACGGTATCAAGGCCGAAAATATCCTTTAATACACTGTCGAGCTGGTCAGCATCGAGTAATACTTCTTCGGTAATGACAGTGCGTTTTTGAACCATGCTGCGAAATTCAATTACCTTATCCTGAATGCCTTTATTTACAGGAACATTTGGTTGTACTTCTGAATCTGGAATATTCAGTTTAGGGACAGTCACCTTTTGTACTGGTGCCGCATTTTGTTTTTTTGTTGGGGCAGGTGGTTTCACCTCAGGTTCTTTGTCTAAATCAGGGATATATAGACGTTCATCTCCGACTGTTTCCAAACGAACAGGGAATTGGTAACGACGTACGCGCATTAATTCCGAATCAAATCGACCACGCGCACCGCCAAGGATAGATAAGGCTTTATCAAGAGATATACCTTGTGGATTGTTTTTAAAAAGCTCAATTAGTCTATTTAGATATGTGACTGTTGGACTTTCTTCTTTGGTGACACGTACTGGCATAGTTTCCACCTTATTAATAAAATTAGGTTGATGTGAAACTGTTTGAATTTCTGGTTTAAGTTTCCCACCTAAACTCCAGACACCATCGTTATTTTCGGCTCTGATTATGGTCAGCACTGTCTTAGTTGTCTTATTACTAAGTCGGCAATTATTCATAATTTGCGAAATTTCTAAGCCAAAAGGTGCATCAACTAAAGCATTTGTGACAGCTTTAATTGCCTTTTCTAACGCCTGATTTTCCGTAAATCTGCGTAATTCTGCTGCTGTATTCATCATTTTCTCCAAAAACAGGATGTCTGGTGTTTCAGAAATTCAAATCAGAATTGGATATCCTTATCGGTTTACTTTTAAGAGTGCTTTTTCAAGATATGGATCGAGATCAGGCTGACGTAATAGCCACAGCACATAATCTTTAGGAATTTCGTTGATTGGTGTGCCTTTGTGCTTCCCAAAAGTGATTATTTTGGGAATACGAGCAATTTCAGACATTTGAAAAAGGGAGGCCATGTCACGGATAGCCAATTTTTCACAGATTTTCTTGAGAATTGTAGCGGTTAAGCAAATATCAACTTTTGCACTGTGCGCATTGCGAATACGGTCACGTGCACCAGCAGAACCCTCGGACAGCATGTAAATTAAAGCTGAGATATTGTGTGCTTCGGCATGAGGCCAAGCCATACGAGACAAAGCTAAAGTACAAATAGCCTTAGGCTTAAAATCCTTATTGCTAATTTGTAGAACTTTAATGTCGTAATCGATGTTATGACCAATGAAGTACTCGCAGTCCTCTGGCACTTTAAAAGTGTCGTAACTTGGTTTGCCTGCGATATCTTCTTCAAGAATGTGGTGCACCGCCATGGCTGCAAATGAGATTGGGTCAGGGCATGAGAAGTACTCATCATAAATTTTTGACCCATCTACAGAGATCAACCCATCAACAAATGCACATGGAACATAGGCGATTTCGATTGGATAACCTTCAAGTGTGTTGGTTTCAGTGTCAGCAATATATGCGCTCATGCGTTTATACTCTCGCGTGCAAATTTTTCAATATCAGTTTTGACGGCTTCAAATTTTGAAGCTTCGATTTGTGTTAAAGCATCTATGCCTAAGTATTCGCAGGTAGACTTAATATCTAATCCACGTTCATTGATAAATGCCTGAAGGTGGTCACGTTGCTGGTTTGAAATCAGCTTATTTTTACTGGCATTGTTAGGAGGTGGGTTTTGGCTTTGTTGCTGGCGTTGGTCAGCATCACCTTTCTTAACTTGTGTATTGGTTGCAGAAGTTTGATTGGTACCAGATTTAAGTGAGTTGTTTCCTTGTGCTGAGCCAACATGACTATTGTCAAAGGCGGTAGCATCGTGCTGAGCATTTTGTACTGCATATAAATGCTGCTCGATTTCAGAATGTTTTTTACAGCAAGCATTGTTTAAAACTTCGTAAAACATAGGGTACGTACGAATAATTTGGTCAAAATGTTTTACGGCCTGTTCCAAAGGCATATTGAGAGGTAAGTCCTCAATTTGTTTTAAAGCACGATCACAATCAGCTTGTGTTGGAACATGATTCTTCTGACGCTCATTTTTAATAATTTCATTTGAGTGAGCATCAAGATCATCTTTAGAATCATCAATCTGTAGTAAATTACCCAGCGCATATTTTTTAGCGTAGCTTTGGTATGCAGCATATTGTTGGGTCTTAGATACTTTCTTATTGCTGGCTAAGTCACGATCAAAGTCAAATTCAGCAACGCCAGGCACTTCACAGACAATATAAGTATTATCTTTGAATACCATGTATGCATAGATTTCAAATCCATCATCAAAATCAAATTTTCGAGTTATGACTGTGCATTTATGCTTTAAAAGTACTGGTTTAAGCGCTTCTTGGATATCCTCAGCAGAACGATACTTATAACCACCGCCGAACTCATTTGTGTGGCCTTTAGGTGCTTTAAGCTCGTTAATAACTTTCAGGTAGGTCAAATGATGGAAAACTTGAACATAATCGCCAGGTAAATCCAAAGGGCTGTTGGTCGGTTTGACTAATAAATCCTGATTGATTGCAGTATTCATGTTTATAACCCCTTATTTGATTTAGCATTGTTATATGCCACACGCTGATTTGCGCTATAACGTGGACGCTGAAAACAATCTTGACTGAACATGATTGCCTTCTCTTTTTTTCGTTGAAAGTTAACTTCTTGCTGCAAATTTTTAAGAATCCATGGCTTAGATTCCAGAAGATCAGCGCGTACAGGTTCACCGCCTGATTCTTTTTCAAGACGAATATCAGTGAACTGATAATTAGTTGAAAATGTCTGTGGACCTAAACGGACGTGGTAACGACCACTGTCGTCGCGAGTAATAAATTCGCGGAAAGGGGTAGTGAAACGTTTAGTAGTCATTTAAACGCCCTCCAAAAGATTATGTTTTTTGATATACGCTACGATTGCAGCGTTAATGGCTTTATGATCTTCAAAGTTTGTGAAGTCACTGAATTCGTTGGTACCAGCCATGTTTGTGATGACACCAATTTCAAGAATTTGAATATCAATAACAGGTTCAGCTACAACACCTGAGTATTGAATCTTGCTGTTGAATACGAATTTCACAGGGACTTTAAAGTTATCCATGTCGATAACAGCTTCACCAGTGATATCTGAAGAAAGATGGGCAGCCATAACCTCGTAGCTGCTTTTTGTTAATTCCGCGGCATACTGACTGTAAATTGGCTTAGCTTGTTCAGCCTTAAAGTGATCGTATTTATCGAGAGCGGATGCAACACCAAAAATCAAACCTGATGCGATTAGCATTGTGCCGGTTAGAACTTTCCAAAAAGGTAAAGTTGTCTCTGGTGGGTTGTCCAAAGTAGCGTTTTGTTCCATAATCTACCTCATGTTTTAAGTAAGAAGCCCTGATTCCCTGCAAGTGGTCGGGGCTTTTTGCTGTTTGAATGAGATAAATTTAGCAATAGCTAAAACATTAAGCAATACAGTTTGCTTAATTATTTAGCGATTTTTTAGCAAGGTGTTGATATTCCGCTTAATTTTAATGTAAAAAAAACCTGCGATTAAGCAGGTTGTAAAATTAATAATTATTAAAAAATGTATCTAAATGTCGCCAGCACGCCATGGGATATGACCAACAATCTTAATATTATCAAGCTCTTCTTTTGTTAAAAACTCATCTGGAAACTTTTCCTTGTTAGGGTTGTCGCTTGAAATTCTTAAGCCACCATCTTTAACAATCTTGAATAATCGCTTAATTCGCAGTTCATTATTCGCCACAAATGCATAAATATTGCCTGTTACGAGCTGTTCATAGGTTGTAATTGCTAAATTAGCCAGCAATAAACTGTTGTGCTCGATAGTAGGTGACATGCTATCACCGTCACCGCCCATGATAGCGGAACAACCGAATTTTGGTGAAATGCCTTTCTTACGTAGCCAGGTTTCTTTAAATACAATTCCTCCTTTAATCAGCTCATCAGAGTTTGTATATCCGAATCCACATGCACCTTTCACATCAAATTTTGGTACCAGAACAAAGTTTGCCGTATCAATCAGATATGTATTGTCATGAGTTTCTAACGTATTGAAATGACTAGGGCTTGGTCGCAAAATACCGCTTTGCATATAGCCTTCGCTGATCGTTTTATCATAAAGCGGCTTATCAAAATCATAAGGCTTGAGCTTGAAGAAAATCTCAAACTCTCTTGCCTTTGAATCTTCGATTTTACGTTCGCCACCTTTGAGCTGAGATATATAAGAACCACTTTTAAGGCCTAGTGCAGCTGCCATTTCTTTTTGGTTCTTAAATGCATCATCAGCTAATGCCTTTTCGATTAGAAAGACAAAATTTAGTCGCCGAATTTCTTTGATGTCCATACTGCTCATAAATAAAAACCAATTTAGCAAATTGTAACTTTTACAAGAGAAAACTGCTAATTTTAAAGTTGCTAAAACATTTAGCTAATGCTAAATTATTTTCATAATGTTTTAGCGACGAGTTTTAGCAATGCATATACAAACTCTAAAAGACTTCTTCTTGCCACTTAATGATGAAGAAAGAGAGTCTTTTGCGACATCTTGTGGAACAACAATCGGGCAAACCTTGCAAATCATGTATGGCAACCGTAATTGCAATCCAGCCCTCGCAATTGCGATAGATCGTGAAAGTAAAGGGGCTGTGCCATGTGAATCTCTTTGCCCTGATGTTGATTTTCAATATTTACGGAATTTAACACCAACAATCCCAGAGGAAAAATCATGTCATCAATAATTTTATTCAGCAAAAAACTGTTGGCACCTATGTCAACTCGAGTGCCATTAGAAGTCCAAGAAGTTTTTGACAAATTGGCAGAAAGCCAAGGCTGTGATCGAGCGAAATTATTAAGAGAAGCCATTGATTTGAAGATTGCTGTTGAGACGGGTCAATCATCATTTGAGCATGTAAAAAAAGCAAAGAATACATCGTATTCAAGCGTATTCAAAAATGTATTCAAAAAATTAGGTCTTATTTTGAATGTAAAAAAAGCCTGATCTCTTACATCAGGCTTCAATGTTCATTAACCAGAGAGATTAAATCACATGAATAATTTAACAGAACATAAGTGCAAGGGCAAATGCAGTGAATACAAAGGTGAGCAGTGTAAACACTGTTTAATTCTTGGTGATGACAAACATCTTGATCACCATCTTTCACCCAATTGTCGAGTTATGGATAGTGAAGAATCTATCCATTATTTACGTGCTCTTGAAGCACAACGGGAGGTTTCATGATTTCCCAAGACAAATTCAATTCAAAGCCAGAATTCAAGCAAACTCAATCAATCCAATCAATGTATGACCCTGCGATTCATACACTTAGCCGCATGCTTGAGAAGCGTAAAGCCATTTTGCGGAAAAGGAATGATGACGAAGGCAAAGCTGCAGTCAATTTTGATGAGTTTAAAAAAGAACTCATGTCAGAGCATCGAATCAGCTTATGGTTTGCCAATGAAGTCGTATCGAGCTTAAAGCGTGCAGGAAAAATCAATTGCTTTGGCAGTTATATCAATCTTCCTATTAAGGCGGATGAAGCATGAAAGAACGTCCGATTTTATTTAGCACATCGATGGTTCAGGCGATTCTTGATGGTCGTAAAACTCAAACTCGTAGAATTATAAAAAAAGCACCAACGACAGCTATAAATCACAGATTAATTGAATTAGATAATGGCTGGAATTGGCAAGTTAACGAACAAGGCGTAGTTCCAACTATGCACCGTGAAATCTGTAATCCTATGATTTGTCCATATGGAATGGTAGGCGACAGACTTTGGGTTCGGGAGACATGGCATGTTGAACCTGGTGCTAGGGGTTGGTCCATGGATGAAAATGAACCTTGCACTGGCTGGATAGAGTACAAAGCAGGTGGATCGAAAGAGGTGACAGCTCCTGACTTTGATGCTGTTCAGCGCTGTTTTCCAAAAGGAGAAGTTGATTGGGATTTTGTACCTAGTGACTGGCGACCATCTATTTTTATGCCACGTTGGGCATGTCGTATAGTCCTCGAAATTTCCAATATTCGCATTGAGAGACTTCAAGCTATTTCTGATTCAGATGCGAAGGCTGAGGGTATTTTAGAGACTATGTATGGCTGGAAATCACAGTCAGATAGTTATCGATATGGTGAAACGCCTAGAGCAGCTTTTCATATTTTGTGGGAAGAAATAAACGGTTCGGATTCATTAAAAGCCAATCCATGGATTTGGGTAGTTGAGTTTAAATTGCTCGAAGGCGGTGAATCATGACTGATAACGCCTCCATTCTTGCACTTACAGATATTTTGCTCCAACCAGTGGATAAACGTTTACAAGCTCTTAAGGAAAAATTTGCCCAAAAAACTACTGACGAACTTCTTGAGTTGGTGAGCACATTAATTAATGTGGCTGATGATTACACCAATGCTTGTGATGAGGCTGTAGAGCTTCATCTATCAATTTATTCAGATATGCATCCTGAAAAGTTGAATTACAACAAACCTAGTTTTCATGGTGCATTGAATGGATTAATTCTGGCAAGAAAAGCCCCGAATCAGTCTGTCCTTTGTCATAGCTGTGCATATAAACAGGGCACTTTAGCCAATACATCATTAAGTACTCAATCAGATGTCGCATTCGCTATGAGTGAATGTGCAACCTTTTATTGCCACCAAAATATCGAATGTATCGAACGTCCGACTGCTGCGGATATTAAACGTATGCGCCCATGTAAAGGATGGGCACAACACGTTAAAAATCGAGGTACTAAATAATGAATATGATGAATAATTTTAATTTATTACCTCATGAATTGATCATTGATAACTTTGCTGGCGGTGGTGGTACCAGTACAGGCTTAGAGAAAGCTTTTGGCCGTCCTGTCGATATTGCGATAAACCATGACCCCAAAGCCCTTGCAATGCATCGCGCCAATCACCCGAAAACCAAACACTATTGTGAATCTGTTTGGGATATTGACCCAATTGAAGTTACAGGCAATCAGCCAGTGGGATTGGTTTGGCTTTCTCCAGACTGTAAGCACTTTTCTAAAGCGAAAGGTGGAAAACCTGTAGAGAAAAAAATCCGAGGGTTGGCATGGGTAGCCCTTCGCTGGGCGGCAAAAACACGTCCACGCATAATCATGCTTGAAAATGTTGAGGAATTTAAAACTTGGGGTGACTTAGGTCCAGATGGTCGACCATGCCCCAAAAACAAAGGGCGTACTTTCAATTGTTTCGTAAATGCACTTAAACGTCAGGGATATACGGTTGACTGGAGAGAGTTACGTGCGTGTGATTATGGTTCACCAACAATTCGGAAGCGTTTTTTCTTAATTGCTCGTCGCGATGGCTTATCTATTCAATGGCCTCAACCAACGCATGCGGATCCAGAATCTAAGGCAGTTAAATCTGGAAAGCTAAAACCATGGCGTACTGCCGCAGAGTGTATTGATTGGTCCATCCCATGCCCAAGTATATTTGAGCGTAGCAAACCATTAGCAGATGCCACTTGTAAGCGTATCGCAACGGGAATTATGCGCTATGTGGTCAATAGTCCAAATCCATTCATTGTCAAATCTAACCATACTGCAAGCTACTATAACTGTTTCCGTGGCCAGCAAATTAATGAGCCACTACAAACTGTGACGAGTGCACCAGGTTTTAGTTTAGTTGTTCCATTTCTTGCTGGAGCAGGTGGACCAAAGTATTCAGCTAAGCCAACTGCAATTTATAAACCAATGGGGACATTGGTTGCTTCAGGTAACTACAAGGCCGTTATATCACCCGTATTAATTAAGTTTAGATACAACAGTATGGGGGAGAATATTCAAAACCCTTTACCAACAATAACCGCAGGTAGCTTTATCAAGAGACCTGGTGGTGCTGGGCATGCATTGGGCTTATGTGTACCTAAATTAATCAGTCCTGTTTTAACAGAGTGTGCGAATGCATCGGCACCACGCTGTATGCCGATTGATGGACCGTTAAGAACAATATGCGCAAATATTAAAGGTGGACATCACGCCTTAATAGCACCCTCACTGGTTGTAAATACATCTAATCATTCTGGAAATTGTGCTGATAAGCCACTTCATACGATTGCAACAGGTGGTCATCATGCCTTGGTAAGTGCGTTTATTGCTAAAAATTATACAGGTGTGGTTGGTAGTCCTGTAATTGAGCCTCTACCTACTGTGACATCTAAGGACCATAACAGTCTGGTCACAAGCAATATCGTAAAACTTCGCAACAACAATGTTGGTCATGCGGTAGATGAGCCTATCCATACAATTACTGCGTCAGGTGGGCATTTTGCCGAGGTACGTGCGTTTTTGACCGCATTCTATGGAAGTGAGAAAAATGGCAATAGCCTTAATGATCCTCTAAGAACAGTCACATCTAAAGAGCGTTTTGGTCTTGTAGCGGTCGCTGATCAGTTATATCAAATTGCAGATATTGGTTTTCGTATGTTACAGCCAGTTGAGCTATATAAGGCTCAGGGCTTTCCAGAATCCTATATTTTTACCTATGGAATCGACGAGCTCGGTAATAAAGTTAATCTTACTAAAACTGAGCAGAACAGGATGGTAGGCAATTCAGTACCGCCACAATTATCAGAAGTTTTAGTTTTAGCGAACTTCCAGCATGAAAAAGTGTATGGAGGGGCAGCATGACATCTATTGCTCACCCTATTATTCGTTATCACGGTGGTAAATTCCGTTTAGCGCAATGGGTGATTAGTCATTTCCCAAAACATACCTGTTACACCGAAGTTTTCGGCGGTGCAGCAGGTGTGCTGATTCAAAAGCCACGCGCTTATGCAGAGGTCTATAACGATCTCGATGGCGATATTGTCAATTTATTCAAAATACTTCGCTGTGAAAGTAAGCGTACACAATTAATTGAACAACTTATTTTCACACCTTATGCACGAGATGAGTTTGAGTTGGCTTGGGAATCTACTGCTGATGAGATTGAGCGAGCTCGTCGCATCATCATTCGTGCGCAAATGGGCTTTGGTTCAGCAGGTGCAACTAAAGGTAAGACAGGTTTCCGTATAGATACCAAACGTCAATATGGCACAGCACAAGCACTATGGGCAGAGTATCCAGAACATTTAGCTCAAATTGGGCAACGATTACAAGGCGTTTTGATTGAAAACAGGGATGCAATACAGGTCCTTCAAGATCATGACGCAGAAACAACACTTCATTATGTAGACCCGCCATATATGCATGACACTCGTTATGTATCGGCACAATATGGCCGTTTTTACCGCCATGAAATGGATGATTCGCAGCATCTTCAACTGCTTGAAACATTAACCAGCCTCAAAGGTATGGTCGTACTTTCAGGATATGAGAACGATTTATATGACGATCATCTAAAAGGGTGGACCAAAAGAACAACATTATCGCGTATTGCTTCACACCGTGGGGCAGGTTTACGCAAAGAATGCCTTTGGATTTCTCCAGAAGCACATGTACATGATTTATTTGGAGGCGGACATGCAGAATAAATTTGTTCCCAACTCCTTTATGGTTGCCAATGCATTCGTTGACGATTGCATGGATAAAATATCTGATGCAGCAGTAAAGATTTATTTAATTATTGTGCGTAAAACTCGCGGCTGGACCAAAGAGTGTGATGCACTGTCTTTATCTCAACTAGAGGAAATATCCAGAAAGAGTCGTCCAACAGTGGTTAGATGTCTCAAGGAATTAGTATCGGTAGGACTGGTGAAGAAACATCACCAGTCAGTTTATGGCAATGTTTATTCCCTTTTAGATAATTATTTCATAGGCTTAATCATTCGTTTTCCTAGTAAAAAATCTTTACTAGTGAAGGCATTTTCACCATTTGAAAATGCTGTAGTTAAAAATTTTAACTACCCTAAAGTTGCGTTAAAACAAGCGCAAAATTTAAGCAAATTTGGTTTAAATTTCCCTAGTAAAAAATTTTTACTAGTTAAAAGTTTTTACCACACTAGTAAAAATATTTTACCGCTGCTAGTTAAAATTTTTAACACACAAAAAACACTATCAAAAAACATTAATCAAAATAAAAAACGGGAATGGTTGGATTTTAAAATTTTAAAAATTCAAATTGTTTCTGCAAACAAGGAAATTAATGTTGACGAGATTTTAAATGCTGATTGGTTTAATCGTGAACTAGAAGCATTTGAAGAATACAACGCTGAAAAAAAACACTCAGATAAGTTTCAAATTTACTTTTTTACTGACTGGCTGCTTAAAGCTTATGTGAAGCATCAAAGAATTAAGCTTGCTAAACCACCTACAGCAACTTCAACAGAAGAATCATCCAGTTCAAATCATTTTGAACATGGTGTTCATTTTACATCTAAAAAACAACTTTATTCGTTTGCTAAACAGCTCTCTTTGCTTGATGACGTATTCAAAGAATACAGTCAAAGCGGCGAGTCTTGGCAGGATCTTGGTCTACGTATAGCAAATATGCTCACAGATTCTGAAAAACAGAAACCATTCATTCCATACCTAATCGAATTGGGCTTCAAAAACTCCACTAAGGGGAATGCAGCATGATGGACTTAACAACAAACGCAAATATTCGTGTAGCAAAGGCTTTACTTCATAACTATGACAGCCGCATGTACATCGAGCGCGATAGTTTCTTTGATAGCAATTTCCACTTGGTACAAAACGAAAATGACATCGAGCAGCTGCGCACTGCAGTTAAAAATATTGAATTGAAACCTGGTGCACATGTCCATGTTGATTTTACTCATCAACTGGAAAAAAACTCACATGAAATTCATTTCCATGGTGAAGGGGTCTTAGATCGAGTTGAAGATGGGCGTGTTTATGGTCGTTTAAGTGATGGTCGTTCATTTACTTGCATGTTTGCTGATGTTGTGGCGTTGGGAGAAGTGCGATGAATGAACTAGCAGAATTAGGATGCACATGCGTTCAGTTAAATGGCAAAGAGTGTGCATTTGAAGATCGAGATTATAAATTTTGCCCGTGTTGTGTTGAGTATTTTGAGGGAATGGCTGCGGTAGATGAAAGCTATATCGAATATGGCGGGCCTGAATATGAAGATGAGTTTGCCGAAGAAGATGAGGAGCAAAGCCAATGATTACCAACTGGATTACATGCGCTCGCCATCCAAGAGCCGCTTTATATACGGTGTACCTCAAACGATTGAATGGTGACATCCAAATTTCATTTTTTTTAGATTCTGATTTAGTGAGCAAGGACGGTATTTATGAATAAAAACTGGAAAAACTATGCTCTTAATCAGGATGGTATTGATGAATTAGAACATGAAGCTGATAAGCGCACCCATCGTAAATCACGCGAACGTCGTGCAACGGATGTCAAAGCTGTAGTCAATTGTTCTGTTACTACCCAAAATATAGGTCATGACCGCCTGCATACTGGTGCAAATGGAGCAATGGTCATTGAAGGTGAAAATTATATCGCTGTAAAGCTACCGTATGGCCTCAGCACAAATGATATTTGGCGTTTACAGACCGACAGCAAGGGGAAACCATGCGTAGGACTAACACCTGATGCCAAGTACTTCAAACAACGCGTTTACCGCTTGTATGCGCCAATCCTACGTGCACTTGGATGGAAACCCACAAGTAGAGCCTGTGAAGTGCGATTAATCGTTCAACCACCAAAGAAAGCCCAAAGTTATAGCGCATCTAAATATCCACGCTATGACATAGACAATTATTCAAAAATTCTAATCGATTCATTGAAAGGCTCTGACCTGCTTTTCAAAGATGACAACGTATTTATTCAAGAAAAAGTTCAGTTGGCAGAGCCAACAGTAGGAGGTTGTGTCTGGTTGTCTTGTGTTTTTTTAACAGAAACAAATTGGCTGGATAAGAAGGTCGATTTTGAGTGGTTGGCTGGGAGATAAGCATAATGATTAAAGTGGGTATCGATTGTGGCGTTAAAACAGGATTGGCAGTTGCGCGTAATGGCATTCTTATTCGTGTTGAAACCATGACGATTACAAAAGCTATGGAAGCTGTAAAAGAGTTGCATAGCCAATACCCGGATATGGTGGTGAAAATTGAGGATGCCCGTTTGCGAACATGGTTTGGTAATGCCGATGCACGCCAAGCAAAGTCGGGTCCTGGTACACGAGAAGGTGTTGGTTCAGTTAAACGCGATTGTTCAATATGGGAACAATTCTGTATTGAGCAGGGCATTAAGTTTGATCTGGTCCATCCAGCAGCAAACATTACTAAAACTAAGGACGCCTACTTTAAAAGATTAACTGGCTGGACTGGTAGAACAAGCGAACACAGCCGAGATGCAGCAATGCTTGTACATCAATATAAATCTGTTCTGTGAGGTTATGCATAATGAAAAGCGAACAAAAACCTAATGCACAAACAATTTTGGAAGCAATAGAAGATTTGCACAACCAAGAGCAGATCGTTACACGGGAAACTTTGGCAAGTTCAACCGGCTTAAAGTTATCCATTATTGATGATCGCCTGAGTTACCTGGTAGATAACGGGCAGATTATTCGTGTACAGCGTGGTGTATTCATTCCAGCTGCTAGGCACAGACCATCACGGATCATGTCAAAAACGGTGCTGCCTGACGGCACCGTTAAAATTGATATTGGTGATGATGTATTGACGCTCACACCACGCGAGGCTCGTAACTTAGGAAATATGATGATTGGTGAAGCCATGCAGTACAGCAATATTGAATTAGGGCATCACATGGCTATTATTCAAACTGAGGTGAGTGGCCAGATGCGTAGAATATCAAAAACGGTTGAAATCTTATCTGATCAGGTAGAGCAAAATAAGCAAGGTGTCCTATTATAAACATTACAACCTAAAATATAAAAAATTTTCTAATTAAATATTTATTTGGTAACGAAATTGAAAGTGTTTTCAAAATACTTGGATTCAAAACCTGATAAATAAAAAATTTTGAGCTTAAATTGGGTCAGTTGCGAGTTATTGTCACCTTTAAGCTCATAGATTTCTATATTGGTAATCGTGCATTTGTAATGCAACTTAAATCTTTTTATATATTCATTGACCGAGGAACAAATTTTCCTTGTTTCGTACTGCATAGCGGCAAGATGCATACCCGCCAAATGAAGAGATTTCTTTTTCTTCCTTTTCTTCTTTCCCTTTACATCAGTTTCTGAGTCTTGTCTCATCATTACTTGACCGAATTTCGATGGTGTATAGGAAGTTCCATCTTTTAAAGTCACAGCAAAGGAATAGCCTTTTTCTCTCAGTGTAATTATATCCTTTTCATCTGAAACTGAGGGGCTAATATTAACCATTGTGGTTACTTTAAATCTTGCGATTAAATCTGGCCTTTGTTCATGAACAATTTCTAAAACATCAATATTGTTCCAAGTTGACTTACCATGAGTTTTAACCTGAATAAAGAATACTTCTTGATTATTAACTATACCAAGTGCTATTTCATCATTGCCTTTAATAAACTTGCCATCCATTTCTTCACCAAGGTGGAAATGAAAACAGTCATAATGGTCCAAAAGCCCATCGGCAAAATTTGAGTCATAAAGCTTTCTACTCATATATGGATTAACATCTTCACCGTTTATTAAAGCATTTTTTAATTTTTCATATCCTGCAATACGTTCTGTAGGAACTTTAAAGTTTGTTGATTCGCTAACTTTTCTAGGCATTATTGGAATTCTTTTGCTCAAAAAGTTATTTAGCTGCATATAAACTGGAATCTGAGAATTGTATTCTGCTCCCAATTTATGTAACTCACATTTTGCCCATTCATTAATCGCATTTGAAACTTGTTCATAGGTAATTTGGTTTATCATTTTCTTAAATCGAAATTATTTATGCTGAATATACCATATGCTTTTAACCCCCTCTAGGGTTCGACTTCACTAACCTAACTCACTGATCATTATGCTATTGAAAGAGCATAGTGATCATGTCTGACAAAAAAGTAACTCCCGACTGGAATAAAATCGAACTCGATTATCGTGCTGGTATTAAGAGTCTACGCCAGATCGCAGGCGAACATGGCATCAAGAGTGAAACCTCAATTCGTAAGCGAGCAGCTAAGTTTGGCTGGCAACGCGACCTCAACCAGACGATCAATGATGTAGCCGATGAAATCGTAAGAAAAGACACAGTGCGCAAACAAGTGCGCAGCAAATCAGTGCATTCGGAAGAATTGCGCACTATCTATGATGAGCGTCAAGACTTTGATATATCAGAAGAAGAAACGATAGAGGAGAACGCAAGAGCGATTGCACAAGTGCGCATTGCGCACCGTAGAGACATTTCTCGGTCACGGAATCTTTTCGTTAAATTAATTGAGGAAGTAGAAGAACTAACGAATAAAGATTTACAGCAAAATTTACAACAGATGCTCAATCAGTTCCTTGATGAGGGATGTATTGAATTCTTTGATGCTGTAGCTATTCAGAAAACTTTATCGTTAAACAATCGTATCGGGCAATTAAAACAACTTACAGATTCATTGAAAACCGTTGTGGCACTTGAACGACAAGCTTACAACATGGATAACGCACAACCTGTTCAAGACCCACTTACTGCATTATTGAATCGTATTACCACTGGTAATAGCTCTACATTCCAGCCTGTAGCCAATGATTCCGATTTTGAAATAAATTCAGTGCCCATAGCAATGAATGATACTGATCATAAGGATGGCTGATTATGGGTAGTATGATTAAAGGTTCAGTTTTTGAAACGCCTTTGCAGCCATTGCCAACGAATGCGGAAGAATTAGAAAAATGCCTTCGTGACCCGATTTGGCGTATCTTTAGCGGTTGCTTGTACAAGATTAAAATTAAGGGTGATGACTTCCGTGATGAATTTGGCGTATTACGGGAAGCTGATACTTTTGAGTTACCATTTAAGCCAAACCAAGCACAGGTAAAGTTTTTAGATCGGTTGTGGTACCGCAATATCATTCTGAAAGCGCGTCAGCTTGGCTTTACAACCTTGATATGCGTGTTATGGCTGGACCATGCGCTTTTTAATGCAAATCAAAACTGCGGTATCATTGCTCAGGATTTGCCTACTGTATATAACATCTTCAAAGATAAGATCAAATTTGCATACGATAATTTACCAGAAGAAATTCGCGAACGTTTTCCCTTAAAAACATGCAATAAATCAGAAATGGAGTTTGCACATAATGGTTCAACCATACGTGTAGCAACTTCATTCCGTTCAGGAACAATTCACCGCTTACATATTTCTGAATTCGGTAAAATCTGTGCTACAGATCCAGCAAAAGATGATGAGGTTATTACTGGTTCTATCCCAACTGTGCCAACTAATGGTGTATTAGTTATTGAGTCTACTGCGGAAGGTCGTAATGGTTCCTTCTATCAAATGGTTCAAATTGCACAGGCCAACTATGCTTTACGGAAAAAACTAGGCACAAAGGACTACAGATTCCATTTCTATGCATGGTGGCAAGAGCCTAAATACCGATTAGATGCATCTACAGTCATTATTCCAGCATCAGACCATGAGTATTTTGACGAGTTAGAGCAAAAAGTTAAGGATTCGATGGGCATTGAATGTCACATTGATCCTGATCAACGTGCTTGGTATGTCGTAACTCGTGATAACGATTTGAAAGGTGATCAAGCAAAGACTTGGCAAGAATATCCATCATTCCCCGAAGAAGCTTTCCAAGTTGCCAAAGATGGTAATTACTACGCTAAAGACATGCTGGCTTTACGTAAGCGTGGTGGAGTATGTCAAGTTGAAGTACTGGAAGTACCTGTAAATACATTTTGGGATATTGGTAACTCGGATGGTTGTGCTATCTGGTTCCATCAAATGATGAACCAACAGGACCGTTTTATAAATTATTACGAAGAACATGGGCAGAACCTACAGCATTATGTTGTTGAGCTTTTAAGACTTGGTTATGTCTTTGGTACACATTTCTTACCACATGATGCAGATCATCAGCGACTTGGTGATTTTAATAAATCTATTCGTGATCAATTAGCAGACCTATTACCAGGTCATAACTTTGTGATCGTTCCACGCATCACATTACTTAATACGGGGATTTTATCGACTCGAAAGATGCTGAAAAATGCATGGTTCGATGAAAACCGATGCAAACTCGGTATTCAGCGTATTGAAGGTTATCAAAAAGTATTCAGCAAACAACATAAGAAGTTTATCGACCAACCAAATAAATCGAACGGCTGTTCAGAAGGTGCAGATGCGCTAAGACAACATGCACAGGCCAAGGAATCAGGGTTATTAGGTGATTACGTCTATACGGCTAGTAACACTGGTTCAAATTCAAGTACAACTCAATCCAACACGCAAGGCTATGTCGAAGCACCTGCACCAGATTGGCGATTTTAAGGAAAAGCTATGTTTACTCAAGATGATGATACAGCTACACATGAGCAGATTAGCGAAGATCAAGCGCTAACTGTTGAAGAACTCACGGATATTATGCATGAGATCGAGGAGCAACCTTACTGGCGTAGTATTGCGGATAAAGAAATGGATTATGCCGATGGCAACCAGCTTGATAGCGATATCCTGAAGAAAATGCAGCAGATAGGGATACCGCCTGCAATCGAGGACATGATTGGTCCAGCATTAGGCTCAGTGGAAGGCTTTGAGTTGCAGACTCGCACAGATTGGCGCGTAACTGCCAATGGTGAAACTGGTGGAGATGATGTAGCAGCTGCTCTTAATTATAAATTGAATCAGGCAGAAAGACTGGCCAAAGCAGATGAGGCATGTAGTAAGGCTTTTAGGCCACAGATTGCATGCGGTATTGGCTGGGTAGAGGTAAAGCGCGAACAGGACCCGTTCAAATATCCATATCGGTGCATTGCCGTCAATCGTAATGAAATTCATTGGGACATGAAGTCCAAAGAGACTGATCTATCTGACGCACGTTGGTTGCGTCGTACACGTTGGGTTCATCCATCAATCCTTGCCAAGAAATTTCCAGCGCATGCTGAATTGATTCAAACAATAGGACGCTATGGTGGATCGTGGTGGTCTGATATTGATTTTACCGACGGAGGTAAGAGTACAGGCCTCAACAATGCGTGGCTTGAAGCTCGTTCATATACGATCAATGAGCAATATTGGTATAACCCATCATCCAAAGAGGTAAATATTGCTGAGGTTTGGTACCGTCGTTGGGTAGATGCATTAATCTTGCGGTTCAGTGATGGACGTGTTGTCGAATACGACTCAAATAATATTGCCCATGATGTAGCGATATATCAAGGCATAGCCAAGGTTGAGAAAACAACAATCGCAAAGGTACGCCGATCATACTGGTTAGGTCCACACTGTCTACATGATAGTGCAACACCTTATGCACATCATTATTTCCCTTACGTGCCGTTCTTTGGCTCGATTGAAGATAACACGGGCATACCTTATGGTTTTGTTCGTCGCATGAAGTACAGCCAAGACAGTATCAATAGTGGTGTATCAAAATTGCGGTGGGGAATGTCAGTGGTCCGTGTTGAGCGTACAAAAGGTGCGGTCGCAATGTCTGATGAGCAGTTACGTCGACAAGTAGCTCGTCCAGATGCGGATATTGTATTAGATGCTGCACACATGGCCCGTCAAGGCGCACGTTTTGATGTGAAGCGTGATTATCAATTATCAGATCAGCATTTTCAGCTTATCAATGATAATAGAACGGCCATTGAGCGTGTAAGTAATATCACCTCTGGTTTTCAGGGTAAGAAGGGTAATGCTACATCTGGAAAACAGGAACAAATACAGGTTGAGCAATCAAATCAAACATTGATGAAATCCATGACTAACTTTCGTGATAGTCGTCGATTGATCGGTGAGCAGCTATTATCAATGATTGTTGAGGACCTTGGTTCACAGGAACACACGGTCATTATCGAAGGTGATGCAGTTCGTGAAGATCGTACTGTAATTATCAATAAGCCTGAAACGGATGAATTGGGTTATCCATATGTATCAAACGATGTACAACGCACACGCCTTAAAGTTGTATTGGATGATGTACCGAGTTCAAGTAGCTTCCGTAGTCAGCAATTCACATCATTGTCCGAGTTTGCCAAGTCATTACCACCTGAGATCCAGAATGCTATCTTGCCGTATCTAATGTCACTCACTGATATTCCATACAAAAAGGAAATTATCGAGTCTGTACGTGCAGCAGCTCAAGCATCTACACCAGAACAGATTCAGCAACAGATTCAGGAAGCTGTTAAGCGTGCACTCGCCGATGCTGGCAATGAGATCAAATTGCGTGAACTGGAGCTTAAAGAGCGCAAGGCTGGAAGTGAAATCAAAGAGATTGATGCACGTTCGGTTCAGATCGGTGTCCAAGCTGCATATTCAGCAATGCAGGCAGGGGCACAGATAGCACAAATGCCAATGATTGCACCTATTGCTGATGAGGTAATGAAGGGGGCTGGATATCAGCTACCTAATCCAATGGGTGATGATCCTAATTTCCCTACTGCAGATCAAACAGCAGCTATGAATATTAAATCACCATATATTCAGGGCCAAGAGGTTCAGCAGAATACAAGTCCTGCTTCACCACCAGTTCCGCAGCAGGTTTCAACAGGACAGCAAGGCATAGAAACGCAAAGAACATCTGATAACCTACCCCCTGTAGGGCATGAGTAAATTTTGACTTAATCCAATAATAAAAAGGCAAGCAAATAGAGCTTGCCTTTTTATTTGAGGATAATACCGTGCCCACACCGATCTTAAAATATTTTGCTTACGAACATTTACCACCAAAGTTACAAGAAGTGAGTAAACCAATTGGAGACTTAGCGCTTCAGTTGGATGCACTTTTACCTGATGGTCCAGAGAAAACGACAGGATTACGTAAATTATTAGAGGCTAAAGATTGTTTTGTTCGTCAAGCATTAGATAAACCTGCGGAACTACCAAAGAAAACAATTACACCTATTTATGAATGCAGAGAAGATCATGCTACTGGTCATATCCAAGTCAAAGTGACAAATGCAGAAGAAAAAGTATTTGCCACAGGTGTCGATCACTTGGATGCGAAACTCAAGGTTGATAAGAAATTGAATGAAATGGGTTACGAAATCATTAAGTCATATAAAGAACCCCTGTAAGGCGTGATTAACTTTGCAGCGATTCCAATAATAAAAAGGCAAGCGAATAGAGCTTGCCTTTTTATTTGAGGAAAAATCTCATGTCAAACACCGAACAACAAATTGAGCAAGAAATTCAGTCTAAAGGCCTTACGGCACCACGTTTAACACCAGAGTCTATTAATTCTAAAATTGCATTAGAAATGTATTTCACTGGTTCTGGCATTATCGCGGCACAAACTCATTGTCATCATCTAGGTTTAATGCGTACTCAACATCTTGAAGGTGAAGATTTGCATAAGCCTATTGAGACATTGACTTTCTGTGTGTTGGTCTTAGAAAACGGATTCACAGTGACAGGTGAATCGGCTTGTGCAAGTCCTGAAAACTTTGATGCTGAGATTGGCCGTAAAATTGCCTTTGAAAATGCCCGTAATAAAATTTGGCAATTAGAGGGCTATTTATTAAAACAAAGTTTATACGCCGATAAAGTAATGAAAGAACCTTATAAGCCAGAGAAAAAACAGCCAATTAGTTTAAAAGAAGGTATTGATACATTATTGGCAACACGTATTCCAATCCTTGATCAAATTTATGACGTATGCCAAGCAATTGAAAAATGTGGTGCATCACCTGAACTTACTGAAGCTGTCACCAAAGCAGGTCAATTACGCGAACCCATTACTGAATTAGTCAATCAAGCGGTCGCACTTGGCATTGGTGAAGGTATATTAGGCGTAAGCCATAGTAATAATTCCAAGCTAAAGTTATCAGAACCAGAAGTAAATGACGGACGTGTTAAACACGTATACTACGTCAATCCCTTGGCTCAATTTGAAGGTGCTATTGGTGGACTTGAACCTTTAGGTTATAAAGCCTTATCCAGCATCACATATTGCATTTTAGTTTTGCATGATGGTTCAACTGTGACAGGTATGTATGAAACTCATGATCCAGATACCTATGGGGAAATGGACCGAGCGAAGTATGCATATCAGGAAGCCATTGAGAAATTAAATCGTGCAGCCGAATGTAAAAATAGTCCAGTCAAGTGTGCTGAAAGTTTAGCGCAGGGTGTATGTGGTGAATCAACGTCAAATTGGCGTGATGAACGACTAAGCAATCGTGAAAATGCATACATGCTTACTCAGATTATTAACACACCTGGTGCAAGCAAGGATTTACGCACAAAAGCAGAAAATAAACTTTCAGAATTAATTGATAAACTTAATTAATTCAATAATTAATAAGTGTAAAACCAACATCATTTGATGTTGGTTTTTTGTCTTTTTCTTATTCGAAATTAATGCATTCTGGTAAAATTTAACGATGATATATTGGGTTTGCTGAATAATGAATACACAAGAATAATTAATCGAAAGTTTTGGTGGCTTGGATAAGGTTAAAGACCTTATCAATACACATAAGATGGATGAGATATTCTGTCATACGACAGGTCAATGGCATTCTGCAAAATACTGGTTTGATAATCAAATGAACCCTAATCTTGGTACCCCACTGGACCATCTATTTGGTGCGTTCCATAGCGTTCAAAAGATTATGTTTATTGGCGGTGCTTCTGATGGGCGTTTAATGTACTTTAAAAACGATCAAGATATTGTCCGAATGCCGCATCCTAAACCGCTTACACCGATTCACGACTATAGTAAATTCAGAGAATATGCGACTGAAATGGCTAAACCAACACAGGAGCCAGTTGATACATATTTAGTTGAAGTTTTTAGATTTAATAATACGCGTAGAAAATTCTTAATTTTGTCTCAGCTTAATAATAAATACGAACAACTTTTAAAGCATGTCCAATCCAATTGGCAATATGGGTATAGACTCTAATTTTAATGACCGCTTAGGCGGTTTTTTTTATACCCATTTTTCATACCCCCTGTAAGGCTAACGCCATTATCTCCAAATCCTTGAAACTTTCCTCATGTTGAGCAATCAGCAGCTAAACGCTAGATAACTCTAGCCATTCAGACCTTAGCGGCTACAGCGATAAGTAGTAGGAAAGACATGGATATTACAGAGCAACAACAAGAGTTGATTGAATCAAACGGTGGCAAAGCATCACCCGAACTTGCATCTCAGTTATTAGAACTGGCGATGAATGGCGAAACCACAGCTCAGACTGAGGAAACTGGTAGTGAGCCAAGCACTACCCAAGCGGAAGATACAGCAACCCAAGATACAACAGGCGGTACGCAACAAGCCCAAGAACAACAGGCACAACAGCAACAACAGGTCGATGAAAGCCAGTTGAATGCTGAAAATGCTTTTATTTTGGCTAAAGATGGTAAGCACACTATTCCTTATGACAAGTTGGTGGAAGCACGCAACGATGGGAAGGAATGGAAACAAAAGTTTGAAGATGCACAAATCCAATTAGCGCAACTTCAAGCTCAAGCACAGGAACGTCAGGACAACGGTCAAGCTGCTACGATACAAGACAATCAAGCGAATTTAGCTCAACAAGCCATTGATCAGGGTGTAGATCCAGCAATCTTTGGTGACTTTAGCGAAAAGGACTTGGCGGCTGGTATCTTGAAACTAGTCAATACTGAGGTTTCAACTCAGGTGCAACAACAATTAAAAACTGTTTTGGCGCCTATTCAACAGCAGCAACAGTTAAGTGCAGAAGATGCTCATTTTAATGAAATCTTCACAGCACATCCTGATGCGGAATCGGTTGTTGAATCCAAAGAGTTCAATGACTGGAAAAGTGCACAACCAAGCTTTATCCAAAGTGCGTACGATGCAGTTTTAAATAATGGTTCAGCAGCGCAAGTTGTAGAACTATTGGGACTGTATAAGTCTGGAACACAATCAACTCAACAAGCTTCACAGCAGCAACAGAATCCTGATGCTGTACGGGAAGCAGCGCAAAAAGCTGTTAGTCAAGCTCAAACACCAGTGCCGAACAGTCTAAGTGACTTGCCACAAGGTTCTCCAGCCGGTGTGACCCGTGATGAACGTCTAGCGAATTTGTCGCCAGCGGAACTCGCGGAAGAAATGCAGGGCTGGACTCAAGAACAACGTGAGCAATACATGAACAGACATGTTTAAACATACGTGATGAGAGTATCTAAAACATGACTACAAAAACCAATGCCGCTTACGGTGATAAGACAAATATGGTGACACAGGCCGTTGGCTTGTTCGCTACTCACATGCAACGTAACAGCACTCTTAACCTCTTGTCAGGCAAAATGCCGAAGGGTGAAGCTGGTGCAGAAGCTACGTTGCGTAAACAGACTACTCAACACATGCCGATTGTGCGTGTTCAGGATCTAGGTAAAGGCGTAGGTGATGAAGTCACTTTCCATTTACTAAACCCTGTTGGTGCATATCCGATCATGGGTTCAGCATACGCTGAAGGTCGTGGTGTCGGTATGAAGCTTAACGAAGATCGCCTACGTGTGAACCAAGCGCGTTTCCCTGTTGATTTGGGTAATGTGATGTCACAGATTCGTAGTCCAGCCGATCTACGTAAATTAGGCCGTCCCGTTGCACAAAACCTTATGGACCGTTATTGCGATCAGTCAATGATTGTTCACATGGCCGGTGCACGAGGTTCACATGACAATATCGAATGGGTTATCCCAAAAGAAACTCATAAAGATTACAGTGAAATCATGGTGAACCGTGTAAAAGCGCCTACACGCAACCGCCACTACGTTGTTGATGCTGGTGGCGTTCAAGGCGTTACATCTAATGCTGGTGAGTTGGATATCGCAACTACCGATCTGTTCACGATGGATGCGGTTGACTCGATGAAAACCGTGTTGGATCAGATTGCATTACCGCCACCTATCGTGAAGTTTGAAGGTGATGCGAATGCGGATGATTCACCAATCCGTGTATGGCTAGTTTCACCTGCTCAATACAACAAGTTTGCAGCTCAACCTGGTTTCCGTTCATTCCAATCAGCCGCTTTTGCCCGTGCATCACAGGCAAAACAGCATCCATTATTTATGGGTGATGTTGGTTTATGGAATGGCTTCATTATCCGTAAATTGCCTCGACCAATCCGCTTCTATGCTGGTGATGATATTAAATATTGCGCCGCATACGACTCAGAAGTTGAATCAACTGTAAAAGTGCCTGCAAGTTTTGCAGATAAATTTGCGATTGACCGTTCAATTATCTTGGGTGGTCAAGCTTTGGCAGAGGCATTTGCTGCAAGTGACAAGTCTGGCGTTCCATTCTTTTGGTCTGAAAAAGATTTAGACCATGGCGATAAATGGGAGCTCTTGATTGGTTCTATCCGTGGCACCTCAAAAATCCGCTTTGCAGTGGAAACAGGGGAAGGCACCGAGTTCACTGACTATGGTGTGACTTGTGTCGATACGGCTGTGCCGATCATTGGTGCAAACAAGTAATGGTCTAGGGTCTGTTTAACCGACAGGCCCTTTTATCGTTCAATTATTGTGAGTTCTAAAACATGGCGACTATTAAGAAAAAAGAGAACGGTTACGGGCAGTTCGGTGGCTTTACCCCTTACGGCAATATAACAGTTCTGGCATTTATGCTCGCAACCAATGCAGCAGGTGCCGTGATTGATTCAAACTCAACAGCAGCGGTAGCTGTTGGTGATGTGATTGATTTAGGTGAACTACCTCAAGGCTTCCGTCTTGATGACGCTCAGATCATTGTCACAACTGGAATGACTGCAACAGTAACTGGCTCATTAGGGTTTAAGTACTCTGATGAGGTAGATGTTACAACTGCACCTCAAGATGCTGCTTATTTTATCAATGGTGGCAATCTTGCCACCGCAGGTCGATTACGTGCAAACGGAAGCAAGTTAATTAATCTTCCGAAAACTGCACGTTTGATTTTGACTATTGCTGGTGCGGCTAATGCTAAGGCAAGTGACATCAAAATTTTAGTATCTGGTGAACGTACTGGACCTCGTTAAGGTCTAAATGGTTAGGGTTAATGGTGGTGTAGGTTAGTACGGTGGCTTACATCACCTTTTTTATACGCTAAAAAGGGTAATAACGATGAAAACATTAGCGATTGCAATGGCGTGCCATTTGATTAACACAGCTTATTGCCAGTCATTGGGCGATATGAGTCAACCTTCATGGGATGATGCGCCAGAACAACAACGACAAAGCATGGTTAGTGGTGTAGAAATGCATCTGGCCAATCCAGACGCTACACCTGAACAAACCCATGAGTCTTGGTACAAATCAAAAGAGGCTGAGGGCTGGAAGTATGGCGAAGTTAAGGATTTGGAAAAGAAGGAACATCCGTGTTTCTTACCCTATGATGAGTTGCCACTTGAGCAGAAAGCAAAAGATTACTTATTTCGCGCTACAGTCCACGCGCTTAAAAATATGCCTGATGAAGATGAATTCTTAGCATTGAGCGCTGAGGTGGTGAGTCTACGGCAGAAAGTGGTATATCAAAAGAATGTGGCGATTAGTTCTGCACAGCCAGCACCTATAGCACAGGCAATGAAGCCTATTGGTACACCAATTCAGTATATCGGTAACAAATCACTGTACAAAGATCATCTTTATGGTTCTGCTTTGACATTTGAGCAGGGCCAAGTGCGTACTGTACCAAGTGATCTAGCCGCATCATTACTCAAACACCCTGAGTTTAAGCTATACATTGGTGATGAATCACCGATTCTTCCTGCATCGGAAGATCAATTGCAAACAGATGATACGAGTGCAATCTTGGCTAAGTCCAATGCAGCTAAGAAAGAAGAATCTGAGCTTGAGCAGCGCGTGTTTGACGAGATTGAAACTGTAGGCAAGATGACCAAGGCTGGTGTTATTGAATATGTACAGACTAAATATAACCAGAAACTTAGCCCTCAATTGAGCCTTACCCAATTGCGTGAAAAAGCGGCTGATTGTATTAATCAATTTGGGTTGGTCTAATATGGAACTAAGTGAGCTGATACATCGTTTTCGTGTCGAAGCTAATGATAAGGTTGAGCCCTTTTTCATTGAGACTGAAGATGTGAAAACCTGGTTAAACGATGCTGTAAAAGAGGCATGCATCCGTGGTCGCTTACTTCATGAGTCATCAAATGATGCAGTGTGTAAAATCGCTGTAACGGCTGGTTCAGCTCACTATCCATTGCATGATTCTCTGTATGAAATTACACGCATCTGGTTTGTTCCTGCGAATGGTGAAGTTAGCCATCCCTTATCTTTAGTTTCAACAGGGGAATTGGATCGTATCCATTACAACAATTGGGCTGAGCAGCACGGTAAACCGGGTTATGCGGTTCAGGATGATAATAGTATACGGCTGGTACCAATGCCCAATGTGGATGGGATAATCGCACTTGAAGGGTATCGAGTGCCAATCACAGACATGGTGCATGATAGTGATCAACCTGAGATCAATAAAATCCATCATGAACAACTCGTACAATGGGTATTGCATAAGGCATTCAGCGTAGTTGATGCTGAGTTTTTCGACCCAAACAGAGTGGCTATTGCAGAGCAAGCCTTCACTGATTATTTTGGCTCACGCCCAGACAGTGATTTACGACGTATCACTCGTGAAGATACTCCACACCATGTTCAACCATTCATGCCTTAACCCCTGTAAGGCATGAGCATTTAGATTTTCCCATCCATACTAAGCCCATATTGTTATGAAGATGCACAAGATGGGCACACTCAAACTTGATATAAAAATTGGTGACATTCTACAGATTGGCGAGGCAGCAGTTCAGCTTGAGAAAAAGTCTGGGCAGTTGGCTCGTCTTTCTGTTGAAGCAGATCCAGAAGTAAAAATTAAACTTACGCGCAAGAGTGCTTCCGATTCAGAAATGGAGAATCAAGCACATGGCGAACACGCTTTATGACTTTGCGCGTCAGCGCTTTTTAGAAGGTCAAATCAATTGGATGACAGACACAATCAAGGTGTTATTGATTGACACTGGTGCATATACGCCTCAGACATCCACACATCAATATTTATCTGACATTTCATCATCGGCTCGTATTGCTGGTCCAGTGACACTTACATCAAAAGCCACGACTGGTGGTGCTGCGGATGCGGCTGATGTGACTTTCTCTGCTGTATCAGGCGCATCGATTGAAGCCATTGTGATCTATAAAGACACTGGCACAGAAAATACCAGCCCGTTACTGGCCATTATTGATACCGCAACAGGATTGCCAATTACCCCGAATGGCGGTGACATCATCGTCACATGGGATAACGGAACAAACAAAATCTTCAAGGTGTAAAGCAATCATACGATTGCTTTCTTTTCAACTGTAAAAGAAGGACAGTGAGATGAATGACATTGTAAAACCAGCAACTCAAGCAATTGGAGTGGTTGGCTTTCGTTCTGATGAGTATGGAAGCGACAAGATTCGCTGGGATATTCTAATTCATTTGCCTAAATTTCAGATGTTTGCATCAGAAAAAGCAGGGATGGATTATGGTTCTTGTGCAAATGTCATGGAATGGATTGAAGGCTATATACAAGACCAAATTCGCATTATGAGTGAAAAGGATTTCTTCAATACCTATAAAAAGTGGCATGACGAGATAGGATATTGGGTAAATGAGGATGTTTTTGGCAAACTGGTAGGTGAATAAATGGCAAAATTTACTTCTAATGTCCGTGTAAGAACATCAAGTGCTCAAGACATCAAAGATTGGGTGAAACTCACTCATGATGCAATGATTGCTGTAGGTTGTATTCAAACCTCAGATACAGGTCAATTAGATATTAGTTCAATTGCGGAGCCAACTGCAGGTACTAACTATGTACTTGGTTATAGAGTTTATGAAATAAATGATAGCCTCTCTAGTACATATCCGATTTATATAAAAATTGTTTTTGCTCCTAGAAGAATGTCAAATTCATCCGGAGAACAAGCTTCCCCTGGTGGTTATATACAGGTTGGATTTAGTACTGATGGGGCAGGAAATATTGTCGGGCCAATACTGTGTGATAATTATACTTTTAATTCTTATACATCTGCTTCACTAACTGTAGCTTACTTTTCGAATTGTTTAAGTGCAGCTTGTAAGTCCAATGGTTATTTATTTCTAGCAATTGGTTTAGGTGGAACTTTTTTAAATAATGGATCAGGCTCCGCCAATAGTACTTCATTTTTCCTTTATCTCAAAAGAACTGTGGATTCGAATGGTGCTCCTGATGGTAATGGCTGTGTTGTTGTATATGCATCAGGTTCGCCACTTTATTCTTCTAAAACTGAGTTGAAATACCAATGGGGAGGTAGATCAACTGCCTATACTGGACCAGAGCAATACTCGCCTACAGTTCAACCAAGAATGTCTTCAATTAATGGATTAATTCAAGCAAATGCAGCAGATTTAAGCGGATGGAATTATAGTTTTATAGATTCTGATTTGGTCTCTTTAGTTTTAAGTGGGGTTACGACTGGAACAAATTTGAAATTATCTACAGATGGAATTACTGAAAAAAACTATTTAGTTATACCAATTTTTTATTCAAATTCCAACGACGCGAATAATAAAGGACTTCATATTGAGATTGATAATAGATACAAAAACTTAGGTGCATTGGCAGTGAGGTTTGAGTAATGATTCAAGGATTAATTGTTCGATCAAGAATTTTAGCTAAAGCACCAAGAATCATTGCTAAAGATCGCACTGATGGATTTTTGTCGAGTGAATATCCTGATTTCATTACAACAGTTGAAGGCGTACCTGCGTCATGCGAGCTTAGAGTTTTATTACGTCGTCAAAGCAGGCAATTTGGTGATGGTAAAGTTGTGGCAATTACAACTTCAGCTCCAGATGGTACATGGATAGTAACGGGACTAAATCCTGAATTACGTTATGATGTTGTATGTCGACATGCAGACTATAACGATATGATTCTGTCTAACGTCCAGCCAGTGATAGCATAGGTGATTTTATGGCCTATGAACCACCTAACGGGAAAAAGATAAAATTTAACTTTACGGGCACAGCTTATACTCCGCCTGCTGGTAATAAACTTAAATTTAACTTCACCGAAAATGGTGAAACACCAGGTGGTGATACTCAATATCTTTTCCCTGTGACATGGGAAAGTTTTGAAACTGCGAATCCGTCACTTAGACACCAATATCGCTATCTAAACCCTATTGGTTTTAATCAATCTGGCTTTGGTAACCCCAATTTATATAATAAAACTCAAAACATTACTGGTTTTGGTTTCAATGCATCCGCGTTTGGTACTGCAAACTTAATAAATAAAAATAAAACAATATTAGCAAATGGATTTTTCAGTGAAGCTTTTAGTAATAGCAATAAAGTCTACAACCTAAAGCAAATTGTAAGTGTTTCTGGATTCAATGCTTCCACTTATGGCACAGCCTATTTGCAGGGTGGTGTAAAATACATTCGTCCTAATGGTATTAATTCATTGGTGTTTGGTACAACCAAGGCGATTAATACGAAAGCGGATCAATTCGCTAATCTAAGTGGCTATGGCATTACTCCGCCAGTACTTCCTAATCCTACCGTTACACCTCGTATTCTATTTCCTGTTGGGATTAAGTCAGATCGTTATGGACAGGCGTTGATTCAACGAAGTCCTATGCCTGATGGAATTGATGCAGCTCGTTACGGATTGGCGTGGGTATCTCATAGTCCAAGATATGTACAGCCGGGTAATGTTGATGCGTTTAATGCTGGTTATCCTACTGTTTATGACCCAACACAAAAATTATTGCTTGATGATAAGGGGATAGAAGGCGGTATTTTTGGTGATACCGCGATTAGAAATACACGTCGATTAATAGTCGTTGAAGGCTTCTATTCACAACAGTTTAGCGACTGGAGCATAGTTGAGAGCAATTTAAGAACAATAACGACCAAAAGCTTTGATTCACAAAGCTTTGGTAGCACATCAATAAAAAATAAGATACCAACAATTCGACCTTTGGGGTTTGATTCATTTTATGGATTACAAGCTACAGCAATTGGTTACCGTGTAAGGGAAGTTAAACCAAGCGGTTTTTATCAACCAAAGTTTGGGTTGCATAAACTTGAAAAGCCACCAGAAATACACCCATTAGGTTTTGAAAATAGCGCTTTTGGTACGGCTTTTATTTCGAATTTCAAACGTGAAATATACGCTGGCATCGGTAAAGATTCACAAGAGTTTGGTGGATTAAATGTCTGGTTTAAATTTCGAGTTATTTCACTTAATGGATTTGAAGTCAGTTCCTTTGGTGGCCAGAGAGTTGAGCATGGTCGTAGAACCATCCTTGCTTTGGGTGCAGATCACTCACGGTTCAGTACAGGAGCATGGTTATCAGATGCTGTACGGTCAATTTCACCTACTTCAATTGATGAACCTAAAATACCAATTCACAAGGTTGGTGGGACACAACATTTAAACCCAACAGGTTTCGATGCATCGGCTTTTGGTGAGCGAATCATTCCTGAGTCACAGTCTATTTATCCGAGAGGGTTTAGTAACCTATTTGGTTTAACCACAATTGATTTACATACAAAATACATTGAACCAAAAGGATTTTTAACATTTGGCTTAGAACCTACTCAACGTTTTGGTGATGCAACTTTTTATAATTTAAAGCAATATATCACTCAGGTTTTTGATGCGAATAATGGTCTGGTACCTCCTAAAATGGAGGGTTGGACCAGTATTGAAAATCGAAATAAAACAATTGGTGCGATCGGTAGCGAACATAGTCGAGTTGGCAATGTATTAATTGATAATAATGCTCGATTGATTGAACCAACAGGATTTGATGCACTTTCAATTGATAGATCAATGATTGCAGACCGCATCAGGCCATTGCATCTTGATGGTATAGAGCCACCCTATATGGGGGGATGGACTGTTATATATAACGATGCGCGTGTCATTCAACCGATTGGAGTTAATAGTCAGACCATTGGACAAGCATCAATTCAAAATACTCGTAGATATTACCAACGGATAGGTAATTTTGACAGCTTAGAAATGGGCACCCCTATGATAGCTGATAGGGTAAGAACACTCTCATTTGAACAGCGATATAGTATTGAGCCACCTGCAATCCCACTACCAACAATCGATTTATATACGCGGTACATCGAGGAAGTAGGACGTAACAATGATTTTCTCGAAGTGGGGAGTCCATCGCTTAGCATTCACTGGAATATTATTAAACCACGTTGGACTTTGCGTGATGCTTACGGATATCCAACCGTTAAGAATGTGACACCTGAATTGCCTGTATATGGGCACAATAGTGAGGAGTTCGGAACAACTGAATTAAGACTACAATGGCGTGCATTAAATCAGAAAGGTGATGATGCACTAAGCTTTGGAAAGCCTATCATTGCATTCAGAGACAGAAAATTCAGTGTAAATGGATTCAATGGCCTTACTGTGAGTGACAAATTAAAAGTCACTAAGACAGGTGCACCGCCATATTCAACACAATATATTTGGCTAGACTCTGTTGATATAGATGGAGAGACAACTAACGGTTATGGTATTCCATCTCCGAGTAATCAGGTACCACGACCAGTATTAAATCAAACAGTGGTCTATGCAACTGGCTTCAACTCAATGCGGATAGGCGAACCAAGCCTACAGTCTAATGGTATTGTTATTGATGCTGGTATTCCTATGCCTAATTTTGAAAATGGACCTGTTGTTACCCTTAAAAATAGGACTATCACTATTGTTGAGGGAATAGATTCCACAATCGTCTGCGGTAAACCAAGGCTTTCACCCCATACAATTTATGCGGTAATTGAGGCACCGCCCCAAGCCGTAGCAAATCATCCATCTGGTGGAAATAATCACTATGTAAACAGTAGTGGTGGAACAAGAACGCCAGGTGAGGTGTTTGGTCGAGCAAGGGTTTCATTAAAATATTTTGTGGTACCGAACGTCGGATTAGGTAACTTATCAGGATATGGTATTCCTTCAGTCCAATTAAAAAGACGATATATCGAAGTAAGAGGTTTTCAGTCTTATCGAATTGGGATTCCAAATATCGGAGATGGCACTCAATTTATTAAGCAATTTGGGGCAAATGATAATGCTGCATTTGGTGCACCTTCATTAAGTAGAAATGAACCATTTCATCGTGTAATCAAACCAATTGGGTTTAATTCACTTGCTATTTCTAATATTCATTGGGTTTCACTGCTACATCGCACCGTAACAACTGTGGGCTTGGATTCATTAAGAATGGGTACTAGGTTAAGCGGTGATAAGCCGTTTATGTGGCAGGGATTACGAGTTGGTGAATTGATCAAAGGTAACTATGGTGGATTCGATAATCTTAATTTTGGTGTGACGTGGGTATCGCTTAGAGTTCGCGAATTGAAAGTTGAAGGATTCGATTCATTTGCTTGTGAATATGATTACACAGCCTTTGATAAGAGAATGCGCGTAACACGGACTGAGGTTGAAATTCCTTCGCGCTCAATACAAGCTGTAGGTTTTGACGCATCATGCCATTCAGTTCCTAATATTAAACCAGCAGCGCATTACATTAGACCAGATGGTAATGCAGATCAGTATAGAAAAGGTGCGTTCTAATGGCAGGTACTAAACTATTTCCAATTGCTGGCATGAATAACGTCAAAGCAGATGATGGACTGCAAGTTGGAGGTGATTCACCAAGACTTTTTGTTAGGGACGCGATAAACCTTGATGTTACTGAAACAGGGCGATTAAAGCTAAGAAAGGGCGGTTTAAAAGTCTCAGATTTTAATTATAAAAATATTTGGCAAAGTCCATTGCACAAAGATGTATTTGCAACATTGGATGATCAACTTGTAAAGCTAAATCTAAGTAGTCTGCAACATGAGGTTCTAGCCACTATTGGTAGTGGGTTGGTTAAATATGAAGTAGTAAATAATTTGGTCTACATATCGAATGAAAAAGGGATATGGACGTTCAATGGGCAAAGCCTTCAATTACTAACAATTGATACACCAGCTTCACCGCTAGTTGATATTTTAGAAACTGGATCACTTAACGAAGGGACATATAACATTGCGATTTCATGGGTGCGTGGTCAAATAGAATCAGGGTTGTCAAATGTAGTAAGTCAAACTACGTTAAATACCACAGCAAGTTTGAAAGTTAATTTACCTTTTTGTCTTGATCCATCTATCACATCAGTTCGAGTATACGTCACAGATCGAAATGGTACAGAACCAATGCTGTACGATGATTATTCAATAAATACGACTGATGTTTTGATTCAGAATATTGATCAACTTGGTATGGCAGCACGTTTTATGGGATTATCTCCTATGCCATCAGGTCGATATATGAAATATTGGCAAGGTCGATTGCTGACTGCAGATAAAAATATTCTCCGCTTTTCTGAACCTCTTGCATATCACCTACATGATGAACGTTTTGGTTTCGTAATGATGCCGCAGAAAATCACTTTTGTAATTCCTGTAGACAATGGCATCTGGATTGGTCAAGTTACCCATGTTGTATTTCTTACTGGAACAAATCCAGCAGATATGTCATTCCAACAAAGAACTGCTCATGCACCTGTTCCAGATTCGGCAGTAGAAATAGACACGAATGACATTGGTGGGGATATTTCGCAGGGTGGCAATTCAACAGCTATTTGGCTGGCAGAAAACGGATATGTTTTGGGTACTTCAAGTGGTCAAATTATCGAGTTACAGGCTGGTGATTTAAAAGGTATCACAGCAAAGTCTGGAAGGTCTGTAAGGCTAGGAAGAAGAATAACCACTATTGTAAGTTGATCACATTGTTTATTTAAATGGTACAGAACAATGGATCGCAATCAACAAAATGCAATTTTAGACGACTTACATGCAGGTCGTTTTGAAGAAACTGAAAATGGTTTGTATTTTCCAGATCAAGGGCTGGCTGCTCATGGTGAATACTTTGATCGTGTCAACGGTGGTGAATGGCAGACAACCAAAAACCTTGTGGTAAATGAAGGTCTGGCGCATTTATTGAATGTCGCTTTAGGCAGTAAAGCTAAACCAGCAGGGTATTATCTTGCTTTGTTCAGTGGAGCTACAGCACCAGCAGCAAACTGGACTGCAGCTAATTTCGCAACAGTTGCGGCTGAAATTGTTAGTCTCACCGAAGGTTATACCAATGCTACACGGCCACAATGGACACCTGCCGATACCAATACTAACTCAATTGATAACTTTGCTTCTGTCGCAAAAGTTACGATCGCAACATCATCACAATTAACTGTTACTGGGGCAGCAATGTTGACCAGTAGTGTTCGTGGTGGTACTTCAGGTGCACTGATCTCTGCATCAAAATATACCGCAGCACGAACCTTTCAGGATGGTGATGAATACGAGATTGGTTATCGCTTGAGTTTTACCGCTGCTTAAGCAATGCATAGACCAAGACCATATGGACTACTTGTTGTTGGTGGAAAACTTACCGCAGACGATGAGCTTTTCATTCATCATGAAATTAAAAAGCTCACCAACAACAAGGAAGTTTCAAATTTAAATGCCATTAGGCAAGTTAAAGACTTGCCTAATGGTGGTTATGTCATACTTCAGGACATGGGTGGTATCCTAAAGGCCATTACACATAAACCATCAACATTAGATCAACTAGAGAACGACGGATTCGCAAAATTATTTATCCCAATGCTTTTCAGTGGGGTAATTACTAAGTCAATTGTTTTGACTGAAACAGGTAAAGTCGGATTAAAAATATCAGAACTAACTAGAAAAAGATTAATCAACTATGATGATGAAAAGCAGCCTTTGCCACTTAAAGACTTAGAATTAAAAAGATTTTGTATCGAGTACAATCAACTATTTGAATACTTCAAACCTAAAAACACTGGTATTTATACTTTTACTCAATATGCCAAGCATCGGCCCACATGGTATAGCAGTGCAATTTCAGAAGTGCTGCAAATCGTTGGTGGCTATGGAAGACTTGCAAATATTGAAAAGAGTGAAGATCCATTAGATTCAAAACAATTTGAATTACCTTTAGATTACTTTGAAAAAATAGTAGCAAAACTTGAAAGTGTCAGATTACCAGGTTACACCGGCATTCCTAATTTAGATGGTCAGTTCCAATACGATTATAAATTTTCAAACACCGATGCGATCAGCTTTGATACCAATAATAAGCCATGGTTGATACAGATTAATTCAGCAGGTGTTCATGCCATGCCTTTGCCAATTGTTCCTGCAACGGCAACAGATGATTTTAGAGAATACATCGAAAGTGTCAGTGATGATGAAATACTAAAAATATTAGATCGATTCGGCGCATTGCCTAGTGGCGAAGGCTTTCCGACTGGTTTGGACTTTCATGCTTGGAAGCGAGCTGGTGTCATTATCAAAGTTTGTGATACATCGGATTTCTATTCTCATAATGGATTTTATTCAGCATGCGGATGGTCATTAAATTCTAAGGGAAGTGAAGGGTTCAACACCTGCTATCAATTTTTAGACTCCATGCTTAAATTGGCACATGGTTATAAACTACAACTTGATTTAGTCAAAGTTGAAAATATTGGTTGGCTGGATAAAATTATTGTTAAAGATGAATATGTTGATGTTATTTCGACATATTTAGAAAAATTAACCAATATTTTAATAAAAGGTACCGTCAAAACTAATGCGATTATGTATAAGTTGCGCAGGGTAGACCAACAAGATTTATATGAACGGGCGAAAGCGGCCTTAAATAGTCCATCTGGCGTTGATACAAACGAAGTCGACTATTGGCACAACTTAGAATTAAAACCTATCGCAAACCATATTGGCAGTGTTAGCCGTGTCACGTCTGGAAATCTTTATCATCCAGGTAAAAATCCGAAGGGAATGGGTGCATTGAAGTTTCCTGAATTAACAGGCCAAGGTTGTGAATCTTTTCCTATCATTGAGCCTGAGTATGAAGGACCAGCAATGAAGTGCGACACTGTCGTATTTGGAAGTTATATTGAAGATTCATTGAAGGTGATCAAATACTTTTACGATGAAAGAAAATTCACAAAGCAAGAGCAGTCAACATTTGAAGACATAATGATTGTAGGTAGTTGGGATAAGACAACTACCACGGGTTTAACTGGCTTAATGGGTAAATTCTATACATCGGATTTTGATGATAGACAAGAGTCACCTGATGTAACAACTTACACCCATATTGAGGGCCGAGATTTAGGATACGGCAATCCAGCATATCAAACACCTCCGTTGTTGTTTATGGATGGTTCTCTGTCTCGATCTCGTTATTACACACATAAAATTAAAACTAAAACTACAAGTCAATATAGTTTGCAAAATGCAGTGTGTGTGCCTGCATTTAACCGTGATGGTTGGCTCTATGCTTTCCAAGATTACTTGGGAAGTCGAAATGAAACAGAAAAGCTAGTCAAGTTAGGAATCCCTGATCCAACTTCGTATCGTTTATGGTGCTATGACGCAATTTTTCATTATTTGGGGGGTGGTATTCCATATCGTGGCGAACCACGATCAAAGGATGGAACACCCGTTTACGTTGATAAAATGATTTATTCACCCAACGAATATAACGACTACGCGGATAGTGGTAATTGGTTTGGATTGCCATCTGGTGGATTCATTGATGTAACTGGTGTTTGCGGACCATACACATCAAGATCATCCTCTACACATCACGCTATGGGTGTAACGATTGGCGGTGAATCGCCACAGGTTGAAGAATACGAAACTGAAGAAATCACGAAAGGTGAAACAACTGGATTAGTAAAACTTAGCTATCCAGTATTCGGAAATAGAACTATCAAACGAACTTTACCTGAAGCTTGGTATTTTGATTATTCGCCCGTTGATGCTGGTGGTCTTGTATATTTTTATCGTGATGCCTGTAGGGTTGTATTTGGTGATAGCGAGTATGCAAACATATCTGAAACAGATGCTAATGGAGCTCGTATTAAGTGGGGGACCACTTCATTAGTAGATCATAAGTCTGCACATCACTTTATTGGAGTAATTAACGAATGACTTTATATCGAGATGATATACAAGAAACGATTGCGTATTCCAATACAACTTTGAGCAAAACAAAGGGAATCAGCGAAGAAGTCATTCGTTTGCGTGAAGAATCACTTCACAGGCTATCCGTATTTTCAGGCGACACAATCGTACTGTCAGATTTAATACTTGATTCAACCATTTTCCCTACAAGAGAATCTGTAAGCGTTCAGGACACCCTTAGCGGCCGATTGGTGGGTAGAGACTACATTTACGACGAAATTAATGTGTCTGAGCAGTACAAGAATAAGTTGCGTACCAAATCATTTGTATTCGATCAATTAAGTGCTGGCAATGATCAGAAAGATAGTCTACGTGGAAAAAGTATCGAGTTACTTTTAATTACTGACGTTTTCAATACTAAAAAATATAGCATTGTTTCTTTGAATGAAAAAATATCATTAAAAGAATCAATATTTTCCAAAGCAATTTATAAGGATTTCATTCAAGACAATATCACGATTGCTGAGTTGATATCTAAGCAAAAAATCATTAGTAATGTGCATGAGCACATTATTTTTAATGAACTATACAAGACAAAAAAATTAACAAGATCAGTAATTAACGAGAAAGTTAAAGTTAGTGATCGTATTACCTCAAGATTTTCAGATCATGTAATAGATCAAATTCATTTTGACGAGTTAAGTACGCAGCGACTAAAAGCAAAACAGAGAGTCAGTGATTCAGTCAGTGCTGTTGAGTCGATCAAGCAACAACGTAAGGTTAAACAGTGGGTGCATGAGAACTTAACCTTGGTTGAACTCAATCGAGGGAAAAACCGTGCGAAACAAAATATCAGTGATCTGATTTTCGTAGAAGAAGATGAGTCGGTTTATAAGAAGTATGGCTATGCATGGACATCAAATGTAGATACATGGGCAATGAGCCGCTATCAAGACTATGGATACAGCGAAATTGCTGTTGTTGATGGTGTTCTTTATGGGGTAGCAGAGGATGGCTTATACAGACTTGATGCGGAAACATTCATTGAGGGTAAATTGGTTACTGGCCAATTGGATTTAGGTCAAGGTTCATTGGTTCATCCATTAGGCGCATATTTAGAGTATGAACTTGCTGGTGATACGAAATCGTTGACAGTGGGTGTTAGCTCAACTCAAAGCGGAACAAAACAAACCTATTACTACAACTTGCCAAAAGAACCATCAAATTATCTTACTAATGGACGTGTTCTTTTTGGCAAAGGATTACGTGGTCGTCATTTCAGCTTTGAAATAAAGATTGGTGGACTTTATGGATATATCAATGACTTCTCTATTGATATAGCAGGAACGAAACGGAGAGTATGATATGTCATCTATAGATATCCCATCAACGAACTATAATTACATTGATAAAGTGGTCAATGAAGTCCAAGGGAAGCTACAGTTTTTTGAAAACAAAATTGGTGCGTATGCCAATGATGTCTCAAAGTCTTTAGCCACTATTTCTAATGTTCAAGTTGAAGCGGTACAACCTCCAAAGGATTTACCAAAACCATCACCAGATGGTTATCAGCCATTGAAGGGCATATCAGTACCCGATTTAAAAGCGGACTTACCAAAACCTTCAGTGATTGATATTGATATTCAAGCACCAAAAGAAATGGTATCACCAGAATTTAACGGCTTAGGTATATCAATTCCAGATGCACCGGTACTGAATAATGATTTAACAATTCCAGACTTTATATCTGCATCTGAAATTCCAAATTTTGATGCATCTATAAATTTACCGAATTTGCCAACATTTGAGTTTAAAAATATAGATCGAGGAAGTTTGCCAAACTCGATAAATCTTGACGATTTATTAAAAACACTCGATTTAAGTGACTTAGAGTTACCTGATGCTCCAGCAGCACCAATTTTGTATTTACCTGATGCACCAGTAATTAATTTTGGGATTGCACCGGCTAAACCTCAAATTGATGATGATATTGAAATTCCAGATGCACCTATTGTTGTGCTGCCTGAAATTGAGGCTTTAGAACAGATTATTTTGCCTGAATTTAAATTTGAGGAAATCCCTGTTTTTGAAGGGGCTGCACCAGAATTTAAATTAACGATGCCAGCCGATATAGATGACATTGTCTCAAACGCATCAACAGTCCTAAGCCAAGATTACAATAGTTGGAATTCTAATAGTGCGATTAAGCCTTTGGTATCAGAAATACAGGCATGGTTAAGTGGAAGTCATACCAACTCAGGATTACCAGAAGTTATCGAAACTGCACTATTCAATCGTGCACGAGAACGGACAAATCGAGAAACAAATAGAGCTGTTCAAACGGCAATAACAGATTGGGCTAGTCGCGGTTTTTCAATGCCGCAGGGTATGTTAGCAAAACAAGTTGCTGATATACGTGATCAAGGTAAATTCGCAATTGCGGATATAAACCGAGACACCATGATTCAATCGTTCGAGAAACAGTTGGAGCATATACGATTTCTCACAGAACAAGGAATTGTGCTTGAGAAAATGAAGCAAGACCTGTGGTTAAGCTATGTTTCTAATACACTAGAATTAGCTAAATTTCATATAGATAGCAAAATCAGTCTTTTAAATGCTCAAATTAGTTTATTCAATGCTCAAAATACGGCTTTTGAATCTTTAATTACTGTATATAAAACAAAAATTGAAGCGACGATTTCTAAGATTACAGCATTTAAAGCACAGGTCGATGCGCAACTTGCTATTGGTCAAATCAATCAGCAGAAAGTTGAAGTTTTTAAGGCAAAGGTTGAAGCTGCATTAACGAACGTTGAGGTTTATAAGGCATTGGTACAAGGTGCCAGTGCAAGAGCAGGCCTGATTCAGACTAAGTTTGATGCTTATAAATCTGAGGTTCAAGCATTTTCAGAGCAGGTAAATGCTGAAAAGTTAAAAATTGATACCTACGATTCACAAGTTAAAGCTGAGTCATCAAAAGCATCAATGTATGACTCGTTAGCGCGTATGTATGCCTCAACTGTAGAGGGTGTTTCATCTAAGGCAAACGTAAAGTTAAAAGAAGCTGATTTGAGAATTGAAGCTGCTCGAGTACGTGTTGCGGAGTACTCCGCGAATGTCGATGCATATAAAACCGACATTGATGCACAGATGTCAGAAGCTACAAGCAAGACAACTGCTTTCAATGCACAGGTTGAAGCGTTTAAAGCACTAGCCAATGCTGAAACAACAAGTATTAATACACAAGCAAATGTAATCGATTCACAAGCGAGAACAAAGATTGCTTTCGCTGATGCCCATTCCCGTTATGCTGAGATGCGTATGAGGATCGGTATAGCAAACAGTGAGTCTTTGGCGCGATTTGCTGATATGAAATCACGAACGGCCATTGCTGTATCTGATGCTCATTCAAGATATGCAGATCTGAGTTTACGAACAACGATAGCAAACGCTGATGTATATAATCGCTATATTGATTCTCGTGCGCGTGTTGGTATCGCTAATGCTGAAATGCAAGCAAGATATGCAGACATGAATAGTCGAGTCAATATGGCATTCGCTGAAACACATGCACGATATGCCGATATGAATTTACGAACATCAATAGCAAACAATGAGACTCAAGCTCGTTATGCTGACATGAATGTTCGTACAAATATTGCTTTTGCTGAATTGCAGTTAAAGGAATATGAGGGTAATAGACAAAATGCATTGCAGAAAGGTCAGTTAGCTTTAGAAGCAGCGAAATCAGTTGGACAATATTCAGTACAACTTGCAGCTGGTGCCATGTCTGCAATGCATGTTTCGGCAAGTATGAGTGCTGGAGCAAATACAAGCACAGGATATAGTGAAAGCGAATCAGAATCGACTAGCCACAATTACACGTATTAATCCCTGTAAGGCTAACGTCATAAAGCCTTATTGATAAACCATACAGGATAAATATCACATTACGGTAATTATCATGTATGGTATGCAACGCCCTAAACAGGATAGCCAATCAGAACTCATTGAAGGTCCAGGAACAGGCACATCTGATAGCATTAAAAAAAATGTACCTGCAGGTAGTTTTATCATGCCTGCGGATTCAACCAAGAAGATTGGTCCGAAAAACCTTAAAAAATTGGGAAGTCCCCAGCCGGTCAATCTCAGTAACGGTGAATTCCAACTGCCTCCTGAACAAGTTCATCAGGTGGGCGTGCAGGCCTTGGAACAAATGAAGGATGCAACGCATGAGCAGGTACCAGAACCAGAGCAACAAGGTTTGGGATTGAAACCCGAACTATTCTTTGCGAATGGTGGATTGGTACCAAGTTCCTATCCCAGCGCAGACGATATCCGTCGGGCCCAACAAAATAGAATTGGTGGACCACAGATGCGTGATGTTTCTGGTATCACCAGAGATGTGAGCCGACCCTTACCGCAAACATACACTCAGCCTACAGTAACCAGTAACCCTGCGGCAGCTACAACACCGTCAACCAGTCCTGTTAATCCAACACCAGCACAAGGTGGGGGCTTTGGTGGAGGAATTAGAAACTTCGTGAATAACAGTAAAATTGCTAAGGGTGTTGGTTATTTAGGTGCGGCCTCATCATTATTTGCAAATGCAGCTACACCAAGTGAAGATTATCGAGAACGTTTTGGCCTTGGAGATCAGTCTGCTGAAGATTTGGGAACAGCTAAAGGATTCGCAAAGGACTTTGGTGTACGTGCTTTGGGATATGCTTCGGATTTAGGTAATGCATTAACTTTCGGACAGGCTGGACGTTTATATGCAGATAAACAGCGTATTGCTGATGAAGCGAAAGCGACTCAAGCTGCATTTAATTCCAAGCAAAAGAACAATCAAACTACTGCAAACCCATTCACAAACTCATCACAACCACCAGCAGTCGACAAAACGACAGAGAATCAGCAACAGCAAAACTTAGGACAAAACGATCCTTATGCGATTCAACAAAAAGGAAATAGTTTTAGTTATGCGAATCCAGGTGCAGCTGCGCAGGCACGAGAACAAGGCATACCTGAAGGACAAGCCAGTAATGTCGTAGGAGGTATTCGCTCTGTTAATGATCGTCGTGGTGTGGCAAACCTATTTGCAAATACGCGTGAATTGGGAGCCAATGAACAACAGATTCAAGATGCTATTGCACGTAGAGAAATGAATATTGGAATGGGGATGAGAGGTATAGCAAGCCAGCCTACTGCACCGCAGCGCACCCAAGAGCAAGAAGCAGAACGTCAATCTGTTATTCGTGCAGCAAGTGCACGTATTGCAGGGGCGAGAGGATTAACCGCAAATCAAGTTCGTACGTTATCTGATCTACAGCAAGGAGAAGATAACAGAGCAAACCAAAGATATACCACCGATGCCAATAATGCAGCAGCTTTGCAACGTGAGGCAATCGGTCAGGCAGGGCAAAATTATCGTACTGAATTGGGTGAGCAAGGAACGAACAATAGATTTAATGCCAATCTAGGTTTTGATGCACAAAAGTTCCAAGCCTCTAATGATTTAGCTAACCGAGAATTCAATCTAAATGCCACTGAAAAGAGTTTCGGTATCCGTAATTCCGCACGAGTAGAAAAACTGTACGAACAATATGATAAGGCTCAAACAGATGAAGATCGTAAGTCTATTCAGGAAAAGATTAACCGTTATACAGGTGGAAAGGCTGATACAGGCAAAGATCGCTATATGACAGTAGGTGGCGGACAAGAATGGAATGAAAAATCAGGTACCATGGTTAATCGACCTCAACAATTATTTGACACGCAGACTCAGAAATTTGTTGATACACCTGCCGCAACATCCACCAATCTCCCACAAGGTATGACTCGTCAGGTAGGCACAAGTAACGGTAAACCTGTGTACGAAGATGCTGAAGGGAATCGTTTTATTGGCAATTAATTTGAGTAGCCACTGTTGGGTGGCTACACTTTATTTTTAGTATCAATAGTTCTTATTGTATTAATTAGCATCTCTTTGTTTTTATTAAAATCTAAATAATGCTGATAAGAGTTTTTTACTTTATTGTGATATTTGAAGTAGATGTATAAAAAGAGAATAGCATGAAAAATAGCGCCTAAAATCAAAGTACCAAATAGCAATAGAGATAGTGATGGAAATAGTTCAGTAGTAAAAGAACCAGAAACAAAAAGAGGAATATATATAAGACCAGCAGCAATTATATAGCAGTATTTAATGTTTTTAGAGCAGTTTTGTATAGACTGAATATCTTTAATAATCATAATCTTAGTTTTTCTTTTTAGTTTTCTATTGAGCTCTTTTTTAGATAATTTTTCTAATGGAATATTACGGATAATAAAATATTCTACAAAACATACAAGTCCGACAGTTAAAATCAATGTTGTTATGCCTGAAATATTATATTTACCAATAAGCCATAAATTAAAAAGAAGAATTATGGCGCAAATAATTCGAATTTTAGTAGTCACTGTCATTTCTTATTCCCCAATAATAATTCTGAAAGTCTACCCCTCTAAGGTTCGACCTTTATAACCCTTTTATCCATGCTATGCACATACCAAAAGGAGTGCATCATGTCAGAATCTACCCTAAAACCATTTACAGGTAAACTTGACGACAATACTAATTCTAAACAACAGCCAACATTAAAACCATTTACAGGTGCACTTGATGGTGAGGAGAAAGGTGTTGCTGGTCACTTGAAAGATACTGGTTTATCAGCATTAAAAGGTGCTGTAGCGGTACCTGAATTAGGTGTAGGCGTCATGGATATGATGTCTGATGGTGCTGTAGGGAAAACACTTGAAAATAATGATGGTGTTATTGGCTTCCGACCAAAAGAAGCAAAACAGGCTCTTGGTGAATCACATACTGACCAATATAAGAAACAACAACAAGCCTTTGCTGATGCTGGAAAAGATGGAAATTGGGTAGATAAGGTTGTAGATAAAACCAAAGTTGCTTTAACAAACCCATCATTAATTACAAATACTGTTGTTGAGTCTGTGCCAGCAATGTTGGCTGGTGGCGTAATCGGTCGTGCAAGTGGTATTGTAAATCCTGTAGTAGCCGGTGCTGTTGGAGAAGGCTCAGTCATGGCAGGTAGCCAAGCTGAACAAATACGCCAAGATACTGTAGATGGTCGACTAACTGCTGATCAATCTTTGGCAGGTGCAGCAACAGGTGTCTTAGGTGGTATTTTTGGTTTTGCTGGCGGTAGACTTGCCCAAAAAATGGGTATTGGCGATGCAGAAACTATGTTGGTTAATGGTAGATTTGGTCCAGCAGAAATAGCTGGCGAGATTGCCTCAACGCCTGCGAAATCTGTACCTCGACGCATCATTGAGGGTGCAATTTCAGAAGGATTTTTGGAGGAATTACCACAATCTGTATCTGAACAGATTTTACAGAATCTTGCATTAGATAAGCCCTGGAGTGAAGGAGTTGAAGATGCTGCTGTAATGGGAACTTTGGCAGGCATGGCCATGGGTGGTGCAGCCAATATCATTTCTGGCCACAATCAAAATAATGATACTCAAGATAATCAAACTGAGTCTAATCTACCTACCGCCCCAATAGCACCACCCCAATTAGGTTCTGGTACTGATAATTCTTTGACTGGTGAATATATTCCACGTTCAGAAACTTCAATTGGAACTAATGGACAAACTCGCACATCATTTGTGTACGATCAGCCTTCTACGGAGGCAGATAATTTATTGGGCAATAGTAACGAATCCAATTTTAGTGGCTCAACTGGTTTAGACCCATCAAATAATCCTTTATCTCCAAATGGTGGCAAATACCTTGATATTCCTCAACCACAATTACCATCTGAACAACTTGGGATTAATCCTAATAATGGACCAATGTCATCAGCTGCAGCTTTAGCTGTAGATAGTGGAGCATCGCAAGTTATTCAAGATACTAATTCTCAGCCAGTAACAACTGCCGACTCAATAAAACATGGAATGAGTGAAATCAGTAGAGGAATGGATGAAGGTGCGCGTGAACAGGTTGCCCAATATATCAATGAAGGTAAAACAGAAAGATTGACATATCGTAAAGATGACGCAATTCAGTCTGCATTATCTAACCCAAATTATAATGTTCAATCAAATGCAGATGGTAGCGTGACAGTTATTGGTGTTAAAACCGCTGATAATGTATGGCATGGAATTTCTAATGAAGGTAATAGCAATCAACAAATTGGCGTGCAACAACAAGACAAGCCTGTTTTTTCCAGTAATGAATCTGTCGGAACTATGCGCTATGCGCAAGATATTACCACTCAGGCACTAGAATATTACAAAAATGATAATGCTGAACTCTTAGATAGAAAATCATCATTGACAGGGAAAGGGCCTGCTACAGATTTGCTGTACTACAAAAACTCTCCTTCATTCAGCAATGTTCAAGTCGAAGATGCTGGTAATAAAGCAGTGGTCAAGCTTACTAATGCAAAAACAGGGCAAATTACTGAGCGTGAATATCCAAAATCTTTGATTGCATTCAATGATTTCTTGGATTCAAACACAAAGAATGCTGTAACTCCAGTTAATGATAATACTGATGTAATAGCCAATCTTGAGCAAAAATTGGCAGATTCTAAAAGTGTTGTGAAAAAAGCTCAGATCAGAAAGGAGATCGATAGCCTAAAAAATTCTTCTCCAAGTGTAGAAATTGAGCAGGCTGTAAAATCTAAGGATATTGAGCAATCAGCTAACGAAGCTGCAACGAGTCCTTTGAATAATGTTCCTGAGCCTACACCTGCTCAAATAGAAGCTGGTAACTATAAGAAAGGGCATATCAAATTTAAGGGTTTGGATATTTCAATTGAAAATCCAAAAGGCTCTAATCGCTCAGGTAAGCGCCCTGATGGTACTGAATGGTCGCATACTATGAGTGACCATTATGGATACATCAAACGCACTGAAGGAGCTGACAGTGAGCAAATTGATACATATATCGGGAAAAATCCAGATTCAGATCAAGTATTCATTGTTGACCAGCTTGACCAAGAAACAGGTGGTTTCGATGAGCATAAGGTTATGCTTGGTTTTGACAGCCAAGAAGCAGCTACGAGTGCTTATAAATCCAATTTTGATGAAGGATGGAAAGTTGGTCCGATTCGATCAATGAAAATTAATCAATTCAAAGATTGGCTAAAGAATGATGATACGACTAAACCATCTGTATCAAAAATACTTCCAAGTAAGAAAGAAACCAAAAATCTTGCTACAACGTTAAATAATATCCAACTATCTAATCGAGCACAGGCTGGATACGAATTAGCGAAAAATTCGGGTAACCGTATAATTTACAGCGATAATAAAGGTCAAATTGATACGGCTGATATTGTTGTTAACAGCCTTAATGCAAAGGGTCACGAGTTTTATTTAGCCTTAGGTACAGATAAGCATAGCGTAGGCAAATACAAAGTGATATCTGAACATGGTTTAACTGTAGGTGGTTTTCATGCTACTGAAGCTGAAGCATTAAAAGCATTTAATGACAAAATAAATAGTGTTACGGACAAGCAGTTACAGGAAGCATTTGAACGTGCTGCAAAAATTGTTCAAGATAGTGGTAAGTCCCAAGATGATTTCAAACAACAATTTGAAAATGGGCTTTATAGTCGTAAGACTGCAACGACTCAAAACAATCAGGATTCGGGTAATGCAAACTCTATACAAACCAAAAATCTATCCAGTAACGATACGAAACCATCTTCAACAGATGGCACCACTGGCAATCGAAATAGCCAACCGTTGGATGATGGGTTGGCAAAAACGAGTGGAAGCACTGATCGTGACAGGGGAGTATCTGGACGCACTGAAAAATCAGGAAGAACAGGAACGGACAGCGTACAGCAACGAACAGAGCCGTCATCTGGCACGTCACGAGATAGCGGAACTGTACGGGCTGGAAGCAGCACCACCGTATCCGAGCGAGAGTCAGAGTTAGATCCAGCGACCGCAGAAATCTCAGAAAAACCTGTATTAGATAATGACTTTAATTTACAGGATGAGGAAATTGGCAAAGGTGGTATACGCCAAAAATATAAAGATAATATTGCTACCATAAAAATACTAAAAACGTTGGAGTTAGAGAACCGTGTTGCTACACCTGAAGAACGTAAGCAAATTGCACAATACGTTGGGTGGGGAGCTTTAAAAGGCGTATTTGATAAAGACAATAAACAATGGTCTAAAGAATACAACGAACTTAAATCATTACTTTCTGATGCTGAGTACGCAGCTGCACGAGCATCAGTTTTAAATGCCCATTACACATCGAAAGATGTAGTGAATGGCATAATATCCATTGTAGAGCGCCTTGGATTCAAGAGTGGACGTGTGCTTGAGCCGTCAGTGGGGACAGGTAATTTCTTTGGTTTAATGCCAGCCAGTTTGCGAAAAAAATCGGAACTACACGGAGTAGAGCTTGACCCAATTACAAGTCAAATCGTTGCTGCACTCTACCCAAGCGCCAAAATAGCAAAGGCAACAGGTTTTCAGGACTTTCAAGTTCCTGCTGAATATTTTGATTTAGTAATTGGTAATCCTCCATTTGGTAATGAACCAGTTGTCGATAATGACCGTAGTCCATATTCAGGATTCTCAATCCATAACTATTTCTTTGCTAAGTCCATAGATAAACTTCGTCCTGGTGGTGTGTTGGCTATGGTGGTATCTCATAATTTTATGGATGCGCGGACCAACAATAACCGAAAGTGGATAGCTGAACGGGCCGATCTTTTAGCTGCAGTGCGCTTACCTAACACCGCATTTAAAGAAAATGCTGGTACAGAGGTTGTCACAGACATCATCGTATTGCGTAAACGTGGTAAAGATGAAAAGTCTAGTAATGTTGAGTGGGTTGAAACTGGTCTTGAAACTTTGGTTAATACCAAGACGGGTGAGGAATCTCAACACCATGTTAATAACTATTTTATAAATAATCCAAAGCATATTTTGGGTGAATCTACTGCCACGGGTTCAATGTATAAAGCGAATGAATATACAGTTGAATCTTTGAATTATCCGCTTGGAAAGTTACTCAGTAATTGGGTATCAGAATATATTCCTGAAAATATTTATCAGCCTATTTCTCGGACTGATGTGATGTCCAGTGCAAATTATTCTGTTCCTGATGGAGTTAAAGTAGGCTCATTTTTTATCAATGATAAGGGTGACGTGTTACAGCGTGGTGAGGATGAGCTTGGTTCAAAAACAGCTCAATTATGGCTTTCTCCAAACAATAAAGCATTGGAGCGTATGAAAGGTATGATCGCTTTGCGTGATGCCTTGCGTGATCAGATGCGTATGGAAAAATCACTCGACGCAGATTCACAGCAAATTGAAGCAAACCGCAAAAAGTTAAATGATCTGTATGATCAGTTTCATAAAAACTTTGGTTATTTAAATAGCCAGACTAATAGACGGATTTTTCTGGATGATACCGAATCAGCTTTGGTACAGGCACTTGAATTTGATTATGACCGTGGTGTAAGTAAATCGGTAGCTGAGCGTGAAGAAATTGAAGCGCGTCCAGAATCAGCGAATAAAGCTGATATTTTCAAAATGCGTGTGCTTTTTCCACCAACCAATAACATTAAGGTCTATAACGCCAATGATGCATTACTAGCATCTTTGAACTACAAGGGTAAAGTTGATCTTGATTACATGGCTGAACTATACGATAAGCCTGTCGCTGAGATTGTGAGTGAATTGGGGGAATCTGTTTATAACGACCCAATTCGTGGCATGGTTATGGCTGACGAATATTTGTCAGGGGATGTGAAAACCAAGCTTGAAGAAGCACAAGCGATGGCAAAGAACGATTCAGAATTTAAGCGCAATGTTGAAGCCCTTAAAAAAACAATTCCTAAGGATAAATTGCCAAGCGAAATCCATGCAACTTTGGGGGCTAGCTTTATTCCTACCAAAATTTATGATGAGTTTGCCCAAGAAATAACAGGTATGAAGTTTGGTTTTCGTTATTTGAAAGCAACGGGCCAATGGATTGCAACGACTGATGGTACAGCCGATCCTGCATTAAATGTGGGTAAGTGGGGTACAGAGTCTATGCCTGCCGTAGATATTTTAACCCGTACAATGGCTGGACAAGGCGTTTTGGTTACCAAAACTAATAAAAGCCAACTTGGTGGTTCCCATACTGTTGTTATGGAGAAAGAAACTGAGGCCGCTCGTGAGAAACAGTCAGCTTTAAAAGTTGAATGGCAACGCTGGTTGTGGGCAGATCCTGATCGTGCTGAACAAGTGGCTACGATTTATAACGAGAAAATGAATAGGATTGTAAATCGGAAATTTGACGGTTCTCATCTTACATTTCCTGGCATGAATCCTATCATGGCATTATTGCCACATCAGAAAAATGCAGTCTGGCGAGTACTTCAAGATAGACAAGTATTACTTGATCATGTCGTAGGTGCTGGTAAAACATTTGAAATTGTCACTGCATTTATGGAAATGCGACGTTTAGGAATTGCCCGTAAGCCGTTTATTGCGGTACCAAATCATTTGACCTTGCAATGGCGTAGTGAATTTAACCGTCTGTATCCAGGTTCAAATATCTTGGCTGCTACCCCTGATGATTTCTCAAAGGGTAACCGTGAGAAATTTTTCTCAAAAATAATCACGGGTGATTGGGATGCAGTCATTGTTGGTCACTCATCACTGAAAAAAATTGCATTACCTGCCGAAACTGAAAAAGCAGTTTTGGAAGAACAAATAAACGAAATCACAGCGGCTATTGAGGATGTTAAGCGTGATCGTGGTGATCGAAATATTATCCGTGACATGGAAAATATTCGGACAAGATTGCAAAATCGAATGAAACAGCGGATTCAGAATCTTGGGGATCGAGATAAGGTCGTTACATTTGATGAATTGGGCGCGGATGCGTTTGCTGTAGATGAGTTGCATGAATTTAAGAATTTATTCTACAACACGACTATGCAGCGTGTACCAGGTATGGGAAATCCGAAAGGTTCAGATAAGGCATTTGACTTGTTCGTTAAATTACAATGGATGTTCAATACTTTTGGCAATGATAATGCAGCGGCAATTGGCGCCACTGGTACGCCTGTGTCAAATTCATTGGTAGAGATGTTTAACATGCAACGCCTGTTGCAATACCCAACTTTGAAAGCTAATGATCTTCATGTATTCGATGCTTGGGCCAAACAATTTGGCAGCGTTGAGTCTGTTTATGAAGTTTCGCCATCTGGTACAGGTTTCAGACAGTCAAACCGATTCAGTAAGTTTAAAAACCTGCCAGCATTAATGGCACTGTATAACAGTTTTGCCGATACTGTGACACTTGACGATCTGAAGGCTCAGGAAATTGCACGCGGTAAAACTTTTCCTGTACCAAAAATTGTAGGTGGTCGACCACAAAACGTAGTTGCTAAACGCTCTGATCAAGTTGCCGAGTTTATGGGTACACCTGAATTGGAAATTATAAATGGTCAGCCAGTTTTCCAATTTGACCCACGACAAGGAGATACCTTTGCATTTGCACCTCAGGATAATGGAAGTGTGTCACTTGGAATACTTGATGAGAGTGGTTTAGTTAAGGTTTCTGGACTTTTTGCAACAGAACAAGATGCACGCCTTGCACTTGTTGAATATGCTTTAACACCTAAGATATTTGTCGATGAGAAATCAATTTTAGGTCAATTCAATAATCTTAAAAGCCTTACCCAGCAAACGAAGGGTAAAATAAATGCCTTATCACTAACAGGTCAGGCGAATAAGGCAGGGTTGGATTATCGTCTAATTAATCCATCGGCACCTGATTTTAAAGATTCCAAAATAAATAAAGCAGTGGCTCATACCCTTGAGATTTATCAGAGATGGAATAAGGACAAAGGTACACAGTTAATTTTCTGTGATATGTCTATTCCATTATCTGCACGTAGCGGCTTTGCTAACAAGGAACGTCGGATTTACGTCAGAAATGACGGTAACCTTACACATAAGAAAGGAACCATGCATACAGTTGAAGGGCAAGAAGAATTACCTTTCTTTGTGGTAAAAGAAGGCAGTGGTAAAGATAAAACATCCTTTACTGTTTACGATGCCGTATCAGGTATGCGTGTTAAAGGTGGTATGCCAAGCAAGGCCATGGCCATTGAGCAAGCATCTCAGTTAATCAAGAATGAGGATTCTCGCCAGACTTGGATTAATGCGATTGAGCAGGCTGGTGAGATAGAACAGGATGTGATTGATGAATATAACAGTGAGCATGAAATTGATGCTGAGGCAGTAGAATCAATTACAAGAGATGATATTGCAGGCTCATCTGGAGCAACGCAATTTTCCGTGTACGATGACATTAAAGCTAAGTTGATCAAACGCGGGATTCCAGAGCGTGAAATAGCCTTTATCCACGACTACAACACTCCATCGGCAAAAGAAAAGCTCTTTAAAGCGGTAAATAGTGGAGCTGTCCGTGTACTTTTAGGCTCAACACAAAAGATGGGTGCTGGTACCAACGTTCAACAACGACTTGTTGCCCTACATCATATCGATGCGCCATGGAAACCAAGTGATCTGGAACAGCGCGAAGGACGTATTGTTCGTCGTGGCAATAGACTCTATGAAAGAGATCCTGAAAATTTTGAAGTTGCCATTTACCGCTACGCAACGGAACAGACCTATGATACCCGTCGCTGGCAGATTCTTGAGCATAAAGCCCGTGGTATCGAGCAGTTGCGGAACTACGATGGCTCATTAAATGAGATTGATGACATCGAGGGTGAAGCCGCAAATGCAGCTGATATGAAAGCAGCGGCATCTGGTGATCCATTAATTCTTGAAGAAACACAATTGCGTAATGAAGTTAGACGCTTGGAGACTTTGCAAAGTGCACATGTTGATGAAAAGCAAATGTTGCGTGGTCGTATCCGTCAGAATCAGCGTTTTATTAATGAAACTTCTCCTAGACTGTTAAGTGAATATAACTCGTTGATTGAGACAGCGAACAAACATCCCTTACCTGTCAAAGACAAATTTGTTGGAATAAAAGTTGATGGTCGTACAATCAATGACCGCGAAAAGGCTGTCACGACAATTCAATCTCAGCTTAAAAATGCATTTGCTGGTCAGCGTGAGGTGATATTCAATTATCGAGGTATATCGTTCAGTCTGGAAAATATTGCTGGACAGGTACACTTGAATTCACCAACCGAAAGAATGGCAACATTTGATACTACAAAAGATAATTTACCATCTGCATCAGGCATGCTTACACGGTTCGCAAATTACATAGGTCGTCTAAATGACCATGTTATTGAAATTGATCATGAAGTCGATGTAGCCAAAAATCAGATTGAATCGATGTCACTGCAGCTTGAGCAGCCATTTGCACAGGCACAAGATTTGATTAATGTGCGTGAAGCACATAAGCGTGTGCAACGTAGATTAATTGCCAAAGGACCAGAGATTCCCGCAAATCAGAAACCTATTTTGGAAAAAGCACTTAACAAACAACGAGCAGAACTTGAGGAATTAGGGTTAGGAGATACCCTCAAAGAGTTTGATGGAAATAATGATTTAAAAAATTGGTCCCGTGATGACTTGAAGCCAGATAATCAACGACGTGGGGCATCATCAATTGATACTATTTTCGGAACCCTTTCCCGTAATAGTGCCGTCCGTCACGTTGCGTCGATTCTTGATCATCTCAAATTGACCACTACACAGGATACGTCGACTGGAATCCTCAGAATTTCCGACAAGAGTGGTTTGGGTAGTTTCTCTGTGCAAGTTATTTCTAGCTTTGATGGTCTTCCGAAAGAAATACAGGAAGCCGCCACCTATCAAGATGAATATGGTAATACCCAAAACTATGTAGTAAGTGGCGTATGGCATGGCGATACTCTGTATTTAGTTGCAGATGGCATCGAAGGTAATAGTGATAAACAGATTACTACGTTTGAGGCCTATCAGGAAACTATAATACATGAAGTCATTGGACATTTTGGTGTTCAACAGATATTCGGTAATGAATATAAGACTAAATTCCAACAACTTTATAATGCTCTTGGGGGACTAAAGGGAATTAGAAAAATTGCGCGTGAGAATGGTGTGGATATGCCACAGTTTGAAAGTGCATATATTGAGCCATATACCCAAGGAGCAGAAAATGGGCTTTATGATCCTCTTGATGTACAACAAGCTTTAGTTGGGGAATTATTTGCATTTGTTGCCCAAAATCAGGAAAAAAAGCCATTTATAAGCCAGAAAATAAAAGAGGTAATTGGATATATTCGTCAGTGGTTCCGTGATCGTGGCTATGATAAATTTCTATCACGTTACAATGACTCTGATTTAATGATGTTTTTGTCAGAAGCTCGTAAGGCCGTAGTTGATCGCAGCTATTTGGGAAAATATAAAAATCAACAATTTCCATCTAAGATCAATTCTGATACTCCGCTTTATAGTCGTCGCACTAAAAGTAATTCAGGCACTACAATTCAACAAGCACGCGATGCATTGGTAAAACGTTTTGGCGAGGATACTATTGCCGAATTGGAACGCCAAGGTAAACTTGAAATTATTCAGGATTACCAAGTTGAAGGTGTTGAGGGTTTTTATCATAACGGCAAAGCGGTACTTGTAGCATCAAACCTAACCGATCACAGTGTCATACCAACATTCCTGCATGAGTTGGGTGGTCATGCTGGTTTTCAAAATATGATGACCCAAAAGCAATATAATGAATTGATGAGCCAATTTAATAAATTGGTTGATCAGGGCAACCCTGTTGCTATGGCTGCAAAATTACTTGCGGAACGTGAACTAGGTTCTGAGCGTCAACATCTAGAGTATTTGCCATACCTATTAACACTCTCATCAACTATGCAACAACGTAATGTAGTACAGCGTAATGCACTACAAAAACTTATAAACAATTTAGTGACGTATGTTAAAGCAACGCTATTTGATAATTTTGGAATAAATCTCAATCTTAACCCGAATGACATAGTTGCACTTGCTGAGCGAATGATTGAGAAATCCTCATATAATGCTGAAAATGTTAATTCACCTCTATATAGTCGTCAGTTTTTTGATAATACAATAAATAATTTAAGTGAAAGCATTAAACATTTGTCTGCAAAGTCGATCAAGGATAAAACAGGCTATAAAAAGACTGATTGGTTGGGTATGGGGCTATCTGCTTTAGGTCGTCGCCAGCTTACTGAAATTTATAGCAAAATACTTCCTCAGTTAAATCAATACAATGATTTGGCTGCTCAAATGGATGCTGATAAGAATGATGCTGGGGCGGAAGCTGATAGTATCGTGCGTGATTGGGCAAATCTAAAAGATGAAAGTCAGCTAGCAGATTTAATGCATGATGCGACTTTGGCAAAGATTGACCCAACTAAGCCATATGTAAAAGGAGATAGTGTTTCTCGATTCAAACAATTACGAGATGATTTCAACGCTTTATCACCAGAATCACAAGCAATGTTCATAAAAGCTCGTGATGCTTATAAAAAGCACTATGCGAAAGTGCATCAAGCTATCAAGGAACGTATCTTGCGTTCTGAACTGTCCAGCCAAAAGAAAGCGGATTTGCTGAAACAGATGGATGTCCAGTTCTTTGGTTATTCCAAAGGAGTGTATTTTCCTTTAGCTCGTTTCGGTAAATATGTTGTGGTGATGCGTAATCAAAATGGTGAAGTAGAAAGTGTCAGCCGTGCTGAAACAATGGGTGAGGCTCAGGCGTTACGGTCTGAACTTATGCAGAAATATCCAAATTATAATGTTGGTAAGACTAGATTGGATAAAGAATACAATGAAGATCGTGATGCTGTTGGTCGTGGGTTTATGACCAGTCTATTTGCAGAGGTGGATAATTTAGGTCTATCGACTGCGGAACAAGCTGAATTTGAAGATACCCTAAGTCAGCTTTATTTATCCTCTATGCCTGATTTGAGTTGGGCGAAACATGGGATTCACCGTAAAGGTACAGCAGGATTTAGCCAAGATGCTCGTCGAGCATTTGCACAGAATATGTTTCATGGTGCTGGTTATCTTGCCAAGTTACGCTATGGCGACCAATTGGCAGAGCAACTTGATGATATGCAAAAGTACGCTGATGAACAGGAAAAACAGGATAACTCTTATGACCAGCCCACAGCTCAACGTGTCATTGATGAAATGAATAAACGTCATAAAAATTTAATGAATCCTAAGTCAAATGCATTTTCAAGTGCCTTAACAAGCTTAGGATTTATCTATTATTTAGGTCTTTCACCAGCAGCAGCAATGGTCAACTTGTCCCAAACGGCATTAGTTGCATACCCGATCATGGGTGCAAAATGGGGCTTTGATAGAGCAGCAAGTGAATTACTGAAAGCCTCAAACGATTTTAGAAAGGGGGTGGATTTCCATAAAGTTAAATGGGATGGAACGAAAACTGAATTATACAAAACTATCAGTTCAGATATTTCAAAATTTCTAAATAAGGATGAAAAACAAGCTTATGATGATGCTGTTGCACGAGGGGTGATTGATGTAACTCAAGCACATGACTTAGCAGGCATTGCGCAAGGTGAAGATAGTGGAATCATGTGGAAAACACGACCAATCATGCGTGCAGCGAGTGTTATGTTCCATAGTGCTGAAAGGTTCAACCGTGAAGTAACATTTATTGCTTCATATCGTTTAGCTCGTAAAGCTGGAGCTACACACGATACTGCATTCGATCAAGCAGTTGATGCAACGTATAAGGGGCATTTTGATTACAGTTCAGGGAATCGACCTCGTATCATGCAAGGCAATGTTGCAAAGGTTCTTTTACTGTTTAAGCAGTTTGGCCAAAATATGATTTACACCTTGGCACGTCAGACTTTTCAATCAATTAAAGGTGCTACTGAAACGGAACGTAAAGAAGCTCGTAAGTCACTTGGTGCAATTTTAGCTATGCATGTCGCCTTTGCAGGAGCTCTTGGATTGCCTATGGTCGGTATGTTGTTGTCACTAGCATCTTGGGCTGGTGGTGATGATGATGATCCTTGGGACGCAGAAGTTGGTTTACGCAATTATTTAGCTGAAGCATTTGGGCCTACATTCTCAAATTTATTAATGAAAGGTGCACCACGAGCACTAACACCTTTAGACATGTCTGGACGCGTTGGTATTAATAACCTGCTATTACCAGATGTTCAGGAGGGGTTAGAAGGTAAACGTTGGGCTGAATCTGCAATGGCAGGTGCTCTTGGACCAGTAGCCGGTATTGGAACGAATCTTGTTAAAGGTGGTCAAGAAATAATAGAAGGTCAGGCATTACGAGGTATTGAGACAATGTTACCTGTATTCCTGAAAAATTTTGCCAAAACCTATCGATATGCTGATGAAGGAGTACAGGACAAAACAGGCATTTCGATTATGGACGAAGTAAGTTCTATGGATCTTCTAGTACAAGGTATGGGTTTCTCTCCATCAGATGTCCGAACCTCTAATGAGGGTAAGTCAGCGATTTACCAGATGAATAGAAGGTTGAATGAACGTCGCAGCCGCCTCATGACATTATGGTCAAGAGCAAGAATGATTGATGATCAAAATGAAATGGATAAAATTTGGGATGAAATTCAAGGCTTCAATGAAAAGAATCCTTCACGTCGTATAACTAGAATGAATCTTAATCAAAGTTATCGTAATCGACAACGTCGCATAGATCGTGCGGAAGATGGCATATATTTGTCTCGTAATCGTCAAGATGCCCGTGAAGCTGGTCGTTTTGCGTTCGGTGAGTAACCCCCTGTAAGCCTCGAATAAATATCCTATTTCTATAAAACTCTGCGTTAAGACGTGGGGTTTTTTATTTTTAGGGTATGAAAAATGTCGGAATACACTGAGGCTGCAATTGAAACTTCAAGCGCTGTAACAGCAGCTGCAGCTAAAACAACTGTAGTGGGTGGTGTTGCAACTGCCAGTGCAAAAATTCTTGGATTAGATCCAATTACATTAATTGGTTTAGTTGTTGCAATCGGCGGTTTAATAATCAGTATTTTTAGTTTTTTAATTAATTGGTACTACAAACGCCAAGAAAATAAACGTGCTGAAGAAATCCATAAATTAGAACGAGACAAACTATTGGGGAAGTTAAATGTCAAACAAGACTAAGCTATGGGTCGGTGTCGCAGGTGGCATTCTAGCAGTTAGTATTGGCGGTGTTCAATGGACCCAAGAGCGCGAAGGTACAGTACTAAAGCCTTATTATGACTCAGGAAAGGTTGCAACGATTGGTACAGGAACGACAGTTTATCCTAGTGGCCAGAAAGTAAAAATAACTGATCCAGCCATTACAAAAAAACAGGCCACAGAATTTTTGCAATATCACATGAAAGGTGATGCCGTCGCACTTAATCAGTCGTTAAAAGGCGTAAAGCTTTCACAGGATGAATATGACGTTTACGCTGACTTTGTATATCAATATGGACGTGCCACTTGGTCCAATTCATCAATGTTACGGAATCTGAAACAAGGCAAATATATTCAGGCCTGTAACTCACTTCTTTTGTACAAGTACATCACCAAAAATGGCAAAAAAGTAGACTGCTCAATTGCTGCTAATAAGTGCTCTGGTGTGTGGACCTGGCAAGTGAAGCGCAACAAAAAATGCTTAGGAGCAAATTAAATGCCCTTATTGATAATGATTTGGAACAACAAACGCTGGTCTATCATTATTTTTTTATTGCTTTTGCACCTGGTGCAATTAGCTAATGTAAAAAACTTGGCAGGCAAGCTAAAAGATGCTGATTCACAATGTAACTCTCGTGTCGAGGCTATTAAGGGCAAACTTATTGATATGTATGTTCAACAAGCACAGAAACTTAATCAAGTTAGTTTGAATCTTGCAGCAAAAGAGATTGAGATTAACGAACATTTTGAGACAGTACGAAATGAAAAAGAGCGTATTAAAACAAATATTGTTTACCGCAATGTGTGCAGTAATGCTGATGGTCGCAGCTTGCTCAACAATGAGGTTAAAACAGTCAACACCTCCATTGCCAGCCAACTTAACAGCGCCATTGCCAAAGCTCAATGAGTTAAAAGGGGATACGGGAGGTGATTGGTTTGACTGGGGTATTGATACAGTTCAGAAGTATTCAATATGTGTCCAGCGCGTTACAGCATTAATTGATGCACATGAGCCTTCCAAGTGAAGGCTTTTTTAGAATAAAACTTGTCAAAAGTCAGAAAAAAATTTCGTATCATGTATAAAAAATATGTTTTATTCCATTACTACAATAAATCCTTTTAACTTTCTCTTATTTAAAGTCAGATAACGTTCAGCAGCTACTTTTGTTTGGAACTCCATTGAGCCTTCTTTTGATGGCGAAAATATATATTTTTGATTGAACATGCCGCTCACGTCTGAAGAATCCTGATATTGTTCAAACAGATCAGTCTGAATGTGGAGGTATAGTTGATCTTTCTTTAGATAGTGAAGTCTCATAAACGAATCCATCTTGAATAAGTTACAAATTCAAGTAAGCATAAATAACATCTCTCTAAAATTCAAATTTATTTAACTGTGGATAACGATATCACTTTAGTCGGGCCTTCAACTGCTCTACTTTAGATAAAGCCTTCAATGCGTCATCAATTTCAACGGGATTTTCTGCTACAGATTTTTCTAAATAATCGAGATGCCTTGTGATCTTTTTAAATTTCCTGTTTTTGATGCTTGAGATGATTTCATCGTCAAGTAAAAGGTCTTCAATCATATTCATGGCAATCTGAAGGTCCTCAAAAGACACTTGAACGTAGCCATCTGTTACATCGGAATCGTCTGTTGTGTGATTAATTAGCCTTTTAATTGTGTATGAACCTACATTAAGACTATTCGCCACACTTGAGAATGTTCTTCGTAAATCATGGTATGTAAATTTAATACCAGTTAATTCAGCAATTTTAATCCTAGCCTTACTTCTGTTTGATACATGCCCAACACCTTGGCGAGCTTGGAATACATATTTACCGCCACCAGATCGTTCAAAACGTTGTTGCATTATATAGTGCAGGGTTTTGCCCATTGGCAAAGTAAGAGGTTCACCATTTTTAGGATCAACAGACGTGATAGAGCCATACTTCAAATCAACATGCGGCCATTCTATTGTTTCAGCTTCTTCACGACGAAAACCGGTTAATAAAACGGTAAGCAGGAAATCTTGATTAGTGTAAGCATTATGGTTTTTATATTGCTGGCCAACCCACTCAGTAGTTACGACTGCATCAAGCCAATCTTTCATTTGATTATTGCGAATGTATCCTTTTCTACGTTTAATCTTATTCCATGATTTTTTTGCTTTAAGAGTATTAACAGGATTAGAAACATCAATAATATTCTTATCATTAACATCGAGATAATGTTCTACCGAGAAATTAAAAACAGCTCTAAAAAAACGCATAGCTAAGTTTGCCCGCGCTTTAGATCGTGTTGACAACTCAGCATGCTTTTCTTGGACCATCTTTCGAGAAATTTCTATTAACTTAATATCTCGCCAGTCGACCAAATAATCTTTGATGCATTGCTCGTAGTCATCTAACGTATTTTGACTAAGGTCACGTTCAGTTTTGTAGGCGGTGTAGGCATCTAAAAGAGTGGGTTGCTGATCAGCCTTTGCGTATTCGGCATACATTTCTTTCTTAGCTTCTTGCTTTTCTAGGTTTGGGTTAATTCCCTGAGACATCAATCCAAGCAATTGGCTGGCTTTATCACGTGCTTGTGTAGGAGTTATTTCACCATGTTTCCCTATAGTGACACGCACAGATGATTTGCCATTACCAATACGACGTTCAACAACATATACTTTGGTATTAGTTACACGCAATGCAAAGCCAATCAGCTCTGAATCCCTATAGATAACTTGTTTACCAGGGGATAAGGGCAAAGAATCAACAAATGTTTTTGTGAGCTTTGTTCTTTCAGATGTCATGGTGTATGATCACGCTTGTTTGCAATAACTCGCAATAACATACAATATTTTAAGATGCCTACATAGTGCCTACAAAAAATGATATTGCAATGCAAAAAAATATTATGTAGAATCAGCATCAAGTTAAAGCATTGTATTAATTATATTTAACTTTATAGGGCCTATAGCTCAGTTGGTTAGAGCAGCGGACTCATAATCCGTTGGTCCCGTGTTCAAGTCACGGTGGGCCCACCATATATCAAGCACTTACATGCATTAATTGTAAGTGCTTTTTTATTGGCTAAATTTATGTAAGTGCTATGTAATCAGTAAAATTAACAATTAAGAGTGAAAACAAGATCTATCTAGGTTTGGAAGATGCTGAATATTATTTATAGTTTTGCTAAATCAATTCAATGTACATCGAAATTAGTGAACAAGACTTTTTAAATAATTTGATGATCTAAACCTGCTTTTTAGCCTAAGTCAGTTAGCTATGATTAGAGGATGATAAGAAAATGACTATTTATATTCCCGACATATTTACTATGAATTATTTTTACAAGAAAAAGATGAATAATAAAGAGTGAAATGAAATCTATTCTATAAGCTTAAATATCTTCGGCAGGGTGACGGGTTGAAATATTTTTATTAGATATATTGTATTTTTTATATTACAAAGTAAGCTTGAAGCTAATTAAAATTTAAAGTCACTTATAGTTGTAAGAAAAATTATTTTTTAATAAAATATAGTTATATCCGATACTTAAGTGAATTTTATCCAATTTAAGAATCTAACTTAAAAGTATAAGAAATCGTCCCTACAATAATTTATACAATTATAGATACTTTTCAATTTTGTCATACTCCATTATTTTTGCTATATTATATTTTTTGATTTTATAGATTATTAAAGTGAAGAATATCTTAGCTTTCACCATCATGTTAGGTTTATTGGGGTGTGAAAGTTTTGAAGATTATAAGAGCAAAGACTCTAATATTATTACAGAATTTGATTCTTATATAATTGAGAATGATAATCGAAAAAATGTGAGAGATTTGAGTAAAAGCTCTGCTTATATTCGGAAGTCCGAAATTAATTTAAATAAGGAAAAACTGATTGAAAAGTGCAAAAAACTCGTACTTTCGAATGTAACAAAGAAAAAGACGGTTAGTTTTAATGATAATTTACGTGGTAATTACTATATAAATCAAAAAAGTGGAGATGTGTATATTTACCTAGAGTTCTGTGCCGAAAATGAGTTGGGTAATGCACAAGAATTCAAAGGGAAGTGTATATTTTCTATAGATGGACAGACTCAAGTAAATATTTTTGAATAGTTGATACTAATTTATTCGCTCTAAATGAAAAGGGCTAAACCTCTAAAAATGAGGGGAATTTATGTAGCTATAATTTGAATAGGCAATACTACATATTACTTTTTTCACTTTCTTCTTATTTTTATCTAACTTTAGTGAAAAACTGATACAACTCAAATTGAAGTAAAAGTGCCGTTAAACTCAAAAATATTGATAAATCGACTGTAAATTGAGCTCTTGTTGCTATTAATCAATATTAAACTTGCATAATTAAGTTAAAGCGCCTATAAAGCTAACTCGTCGGTGCGGGATGGAGCAGTCTGGTAGCTCGTCGGGCTCATAACCCGAAGGTCGTTGGTTCAAATCCAGCTCCCGCTACCAACCGACTTAATTAGTTTTGCTCTGTGATGTATTTATAGTTGCTATTCTGGAAAGAACAAATAGCAATTAAATTAGCTTACATAATCCTAAATAAAGCTAAAAATTATTAGATTCTAGAAATGCAGTTATCTTCTTCTCATCTGTCTAGCGTTATAGTAAATCGAATCAATCACATGAGCTCAGAAATGAGTGATTTTGTGTTAAAAATTATTAATGAATGGCGTATGGCCAAAGCCAGTAATGGCAATGAAATTTGTGTGCAAATTATCCCACTTAAACGTCAACAGAATACGTTGTTAGGTTTTAAATGGGTTGAAGTTGGAAAGAGAGTACTTCTAGAGTCTGGTCAAGAGATTGATTTTAATTTAGATGGAAAAAGTTTCTACACTGATGTTAACCAGCTTTATCGTTTGACATAG